GATTTACTGTCAAGGTGTAAACTGAAGGAAAATTATTTTCTGCTGGGTTTTCACTATAAATAGAACCATCATCAGAAACGACTTCGATGAAAGCCTGTTCTTGTTCTATTTGGGGATATGCAAATTTTTTCCAGTAATTGCAATCAATAAATGTTTGACCATCAAATAATTTTCGATATTTTCTCCTCGGCCCTTGAACAAAGATAGTTCTTTGAACAGAAGTAGAGAATTGAGCCTGTGTGGAAGGGTTTACATCCATCATTCCTTGCTTACTATTGTTCAACTTAACTCTAAATTCGCTCATATTGCTCCTATTATGAAAAAATAAATTCTCAGTTATATAGCTTTTTGAAGTCATCTTATTTTTTATAAAATATAAAAATTTTCACCGATCATAGCGAAATTAAATTTAATTCAGGAAATAAGGACTTATAGAAAGAAGTTCCCAATCCACTTTCTATTAAAGTACATTTGATTCCTTTGAAAATAGAAGCAGCAAATACTTCATTTTCTACAGAATATATTTGATTTGCATCTTCTAATTTATCAACATATGTAAGGCCTTTTTGCTGTATTGTTTTTTTTAATTTTTCTATTTGATTAAAATCTAATGATTTTGTTGGATATATGCCTTCAGTAAATACACTTACTCTATTTGAATTTACGCATTTATTGAATTCAAAACATGGAATTTTTATGTCTGATTCCGTGATAAGTTCATGTATTGGGTGACTTTTTTTTTGTAAATTAACTTTTATTTCTCTTACATAACAAAAATCTTGTTTTACAAATTCACTTTTTCTTATAACTCTTGGTTCGTCATGTAATAAATAATATGATTCGTCTTTACAGGCGATATATATTTGTATGCCATTAAATTTTTGTTCAATATATGGTCTAAGATTTTTAAGTAATATTAGATAATCATTATTGCTTCCAAAATATGAACAACAATATTTGTTTTGCACACGCTTAAATTGATGAAAAGGTAAAAACATGAGTTCAGATCTTCAAAAAACACAAGAATTTATTGAGGCTTTTGGCATATTATCAACTAATTTAGGACAAGATGATATTTATAAGAGAATACTTTTAGAGGTTATTTTCGAAGAATTATTTAAAAATTCAAAAAAGGATACGCATCATGGCAGTGAATGATTCAATTATTTGGATTTACATAGCAAGAAGAGATAAGACTGGTGTCAAATTGCTTACTCAATTAAGAGGCAAAAAAATACTTGCATCTCACCTTGAAAGTGTAGACGATTTAAGACTTCCTTTGGATTATAAAGACTTTATAAAAAAATCAATTTATGAAAACAGATTATTGTTTGAACCATGGATTGAATCGGCAAATGATTATCTGGCATTAAGATCGCAATTGAAATTAAGAGGGTATTCGAATATTCCTTTATCCAACATTCAAGAATATGGATCAATTACTTCTACAATTTCCCCAGAGATATACACGAAAAATATAAATCAAATTAAAGTCATGGTAAGAAAGTCTAGTTGATTTTTTTCAAAAATCTTTTATGACAAATGAAATTCCCAGATTTAACTTCAATCATGAATTTATTGCCATCTTGTTCAATTATTTTTCCACCATTTTTGCTAAACTCTTCAACTATTTCTTTTTCATCTCCTATTTCGATTTGTATTTTCTCTTCGAAATTTTCTATATTGCTTTTTGGTTTTATTCTTTTTCCGATAAATGATTCTTTTTCTTGATTGTTATCATCATGGTTTTTTATCCATTTTTTGAAATCAGATAAATTAAAAAAATTAAATGGGTTGTTCATATTTTCACTTCATAACATTAAGTATTTCATCTTCTTCTATATATGTTGCATTTTCAAACTTTAAACCATTCGAGTTATAAAATATTTTAATTTCTTGATAAGGCAACATCTTTAGCCAAAACAATTTTGCATCAATTATTTCATGAGCTATTCTTTGTTGCGGGTATTGATACAATCCATTTTCTAATTTTTCTGCACCTGGTCTTTCGCCTTCAAAACTGTCATCGCAACAATATAAAAATATTTTATATGCATTGAACATAAATGCCAGTTGAATGGCTGCACAAATTGGATTTCTGTAGTCGTCAATTTGTGCGTCTGTTTCCTTGGCATATTTAGAAGTATATCCACCTTCGTATACGGGAAGATATTTTAAAATTCTGCCTCTATAATTCGCTATGAAATCGGAATTGGTTTTTAACGATGCTATACATTTTGGGAAGTTTCTGATGTGTCTTTTTCCAAAATATTTAACACAATCTTTATAAGGATTGTTAACAACATAATAATCCATATTTCTATTGTTTGTATTCCATTTAGCTAAAGAACCTAACACCCCAATTACTGTTATGTCTTTTGGAATAGATGCTAAAATTTTTTGTTTTTTTTCAAAATTAAATCCATCACTAATAATTAAAATCTTATCATGATTTAAATTTTCATGATTAACCCACATGTGTTTTTGCATACTATTTTGAATTTCATTTTTCAAAAAAACAAAATAATCACTTGGATTGTATGTTTTATTTAAATCAATTTGTGGGCAGTTTGTTTTTGTAAAGTTCCTTACCCACATATTGCTATCGGTTTTTATATATTCATTTCCATATTGGTAAATTTTAATTCTTTTTGATGTTTTCATGTTCTAAAAGAGTATTTTGTTTTTAGTATTTAGATCTAATATCAATTCTTCAAATGTGTAACATTTTATATTTTTCCATATGCTTTTATTTAAAAATATTTGGTCTGAAACATCTATTCCAAAATCTTTATATTTGCCATCAAATGTAGTTCTAATTACTTTGGTTTTTTTTTGTAAAAGTAAAATTAATGTTTTTAAGTATGTGTCAACACTTATGCAATCAGTGGATGAATTAATTATTTGTAAAAAATCTAAAAATTTAATATCTTTTTTTTCATTCAAACTGTATAAAAAACTGTTTGTTAGCCAATAGCAATTTTTGTTTTTATATAGTTTATAGTAATCATAATCGTCTACGCTCCCAGTTGTCACAATATAATATTTTAATTCAAGAAGCGTTTCTATTAAAACATTATATTCATCGTGAGTTAGGAATTTCTTTTTTGAAATATCTCTCAAACCACCTGAAGGTGCAATAATTATATATTTTGATGGAACTATATTACTTGTTCCTATAACTTTATTCCAATTAGTTTTGGTTTTTATTCTTGGAATATATTTTGAAGTATCGTGCCAATCCTTATACGGAAATGTAATTATATCTGGTAAATGTGCAGATTGCTTAAAACATGGCATGCTTGTAAATTTTTTATAAATGAAATCATAGCCATCACTAAATACGATATTTTTGTAAAATAAACATTTTACATTAAAAAAATCACAAAAACATTTTGCAAATATGTTTTTATCATCATTTGACAAGAACAATATTCTTGGATCATGTTGATCATATGCAGTTGCGAGTAATAATAAAAGATCGCCAACTCCACCAGCGACCATAAAAGCACTGCAACTATTGTCAAAAAATTTATCTATTTCGTAAGATAATTTTTCAATTTCTTCTAACACAATTAGATTAATCCCCGCAAGGAACTATTGCCACACATTGCTGCTTACTATTGTTTTCTCCATTTAACTTGCTTATGTCTAATTGTATTTTGACATCAATTGGAGAACCTTTATAAACTAGTTCTATTTCTGGTTTTTCTGGCATTACCAATTTAATTTCAGAAGGTATATTTCCTACAATTTCAATAGAAGGAGGAATTCCAACAACTTGAATTTTATCTGGTATTCCACTTGCGTCAATTTTGATTGATCTTGGGAAATCTTCTGGAATGTCCAGTCTTATGAATTTCGGCAAATCAGATTCTAATTTAATTGTTGATGGTAAATTTTCAGCTACTAATTTTATTTCAGAAATAATATTATCAGAAGTAATTTTAATTTCTTTCGGAATATCAAAATCAGATACAAGTGTTATTTTATCTGGTATTTTAAATGATTCTATGCGAATCAATGCTGGAATGTCATGTAATATTTTTATATCTGGTATTATTGGTGCAATCACTTTTATTATCGATGGAATTCCAATGTCATTGATCTCAACGCTCAAAGATGGATCGTCAAGATCGTTTATTCCATCCATTGATCTGTAATTAAATGGAGTGCCACCAGGTGGACAAGCGACTGTAACGGTACAGTTTAAACTTGGTGGAGTTCCCCAATCTACTGTTAAACTTGGTGGTGGCGTAAATGAAATCATAGTTGGAATATTCGGTGGCGTAAACGAAATCATGGTCGGAACATTCGGTGGAGTAAATGAAATCATAGTTGGAATATTCGGTGGCGTAAACGAAATCATGGTCGGAATATTCGGTGGCGTAAATGAAATCATGGTCGGAATATTCGGTGGAGTAAATGAAATCATAGTCGGAATATTCGGTGGAGTAAATGAAATCATAGTCGGAATATTCGGTGGAGTAAATGAAATCATGGTCGGAACATTCGGTGGCGTAAATGAAATCATAGTCGGAACATTCGGTGGCGTAAATGAAATCATAGTCGGAACATTCGGTGGCGTAAATGAAATCATAGTCGGAACATTCGGTGGCGTAAATGAAATCATAGTCGGAACATTCGGTGGTGTGAACGAAATCATGGTCGGAACATTCGGTGGAGTAAATGAAATCATAGTCGGAACATTCGGTGGAGTAAATGAAATCATGGTCGGAACATTCGGTGGCGTAAATGAAATCATGGTCGGAATATTCGGTGGAGTAAATGAAATCATGGTCGGAATATTCGGTGTAGTTATCGAAATCAAAGTTGGCATACTACAACCAGTAACAAATATTTCAGTTGGAATATTCGGTGGAGTAAATGAAATCATAGTCGGAATATTCGGTGGCGTAAATGAAATCATAGTCGGAACATTCGGTGGCGTAAATGAAATCATAGTCGGAACATTCGGTGGTGTGAACGAAATCATGGTCGGAACATTCGGTGGTGTAAATGAAATTACAGTTGGAACATTCGGTGGTGTAAACGAAATCATGGTAGGAATATTCGGTGGAGTTATCGAAATCATGGTAGGAATATTCGGTGGAGTAAATGAAATCATAGTCGGAATATTCGGTGGAGTAAATGAAATCATAGTCGGAATATTCGGTGGAGTAAATGAAATCATAGTTGGAATATTCGGTGGAGTAAATGAAATCATGGTCGGAATATTCGGTGGTGTTATCGAAATCATGGTCGGAATATTCGGTGGCGTTATCGAAATCATGGTCGGAATATTAGGTGAAGTTATTGAAATTACACTTGGAATATTAGGTGAAGTTATCGAAATTACACTTGGAATATTAGGTGAAGTTATCGAAATTACACTTGGAATATTAGGTGGTGTAAATGAAATTACAGTCGGGAAACTAGGTGAGGTTATTGAAATTACACTTGGTACATTCGGTGAAGTTATCGAAATTACACTTGGTATATTAAGTGGCCCAAAATTAATAGTCGATGGTATTGGAGGGTCAATTACAATTACAGAAGGAATATTGATTGGCCCTAAAGGTCCAATATCTAAACATGGAAATAAAATAGGTGGAGGCTGAACATTAACTGATGGCAAATTTAATTGCGGAATAATAAGTTGTGGAATATCTGGTATGTTTGGAATTATGATTTCTAAAGGAGGATTAACAGTTTTGATACTTGGTTGCGTTGCAACTTCTCTTTCTTTAGGACTTTGAACTATAGTGCAATTATTTGTATTTACTTGAATGACTGGATCTATTTTTCCATTTGCTGAATAAGTATGTGTTCCAGCCAAACTTGTAGTTGTAAATGATCCATCGCCAAAATCTATTCTGAAGTTTATATAAGATCCATTAATTTCAACGCTATAATTTGCTATTGTTCCTCTAGTTGGATTGGATGATGCAATGGTAAAAAAGAAAGTAACATCAGGACATGTAAAATCATCGAGAATAATTGGTAATTCGGCAAGATTTCTAATTCTCCAGTCTAAACTTGCTTTGTCACCTGTAAAATTATAACCAATAAAATTTTCCATATTGATTATTGCTGTGGCAAGTTGATTGTGATGTTCTGCAATTACAAATCCTCTAACTTCAGCACCAACATGATTAAATTTTGTTTTAGAACCAGCAATATTTCTTATGCAATTTGTAAATTTGAATATTTTTCCATTTTCATTTTTTTCAACATTATTGTAATAGAAAAGTTCTCCATTTATATTGGCATAGCCATTATCTGACCATATTTCATTTTTGTTTATTGCAACTGGTTTTATTTCAATTGAATCTTGCCAAGGATTGTTTTCAGATGTAGTAATTGATTCGGAAGTATTATAAACTAAAAACAATGTACGATTGTTATCGTAGTTTTTAGGGTACACAGGTGTAGGAGGAAAGTAATTAGACATTGTATTATTTATTGTTTGGTTTTTAGAAAATACTCATAATCCATTGATTGCCACTAGGCCTATTGGAAACATTGCTAAATGTAAGTGTTGTTTCATTAAATTTTATATATGCTTTATTGCTATAATCAAAACTTAAATAAGCAATTTTATCATTATCTGATGTTGCAACAAGAGTTTGTGCTGCATTATCATAACCAGAAACCGTATTATCTTGCAACAATCTAAATGAAGATGAATTCACCCCAGTTCCGCCAGTTTCCCAAACATTAGATGTTGGATTATAGGCAGAAATAGAACCGCTATTGTTGAAGAAATAAACTCCTTGACTTAAAGTAACAAGCTGGCCTTCTACTTTTGTCGGTCCAGACATATCATTTAATTTTCTAATATCGATAAAATAATCAGTTGTTGTGCCACTTGTCTTGTAAAAACTCTTGATTCGGAAAAAATCTCCTACACCTTGATTTCTCATAAGGAAACCAGCAGAATCTTTCCAACATGATCTATAGACACTCATGTTACCTTGATTGGAGTTTCCGCTTATATCATAAGTGACTTCATTTTTAAGTAATTCATCTGCTCCATTTTTATAATTTGATGATGCAATTGTAGAGTTTGAAGAGCTAAGATTTTGTAAATTATAAGTAATTTTATTTTGATTGGTTAAACTGTTATTGGGCAATTGTGGTGTTGTGATTCCGCCCAATATAAAATACAAATTTGTTCCGCTACTCATACTTACCCAATTCCATGGCCTCGACAATGAAGGTTGGTTAACATATGTTTGTGTGAATCCATTAAATTCATTCAAATGAATACTTTCGTTAGATGATGGATCTCCTATACCTCTTCCTGATGCGTAAAATAATAAGCCAACTCCACCATTTCCAGATGTTGCTGCCGAACGAGGTGAAAATCCATTATTTCTATTGAATTCCATTTTTTGTTGAACTTCATTTGGTTGTCCAGTTAAAAAACTATCATTAATACTAACCGTTAATGGATTTGTAAAATTTGTTTTAAATGTCTCGCTAATAAGACCAAATTCGTAGCTACTTACTTGATTTAGGCTTGTATAATTCCATAGCCACAAATTATATCTTTCAATAACATTGACAGCATTTTCATAGCTTGTTATTCGATATGATCCATATGAAGTATCAACTCTAAGAATAAGATCATACAATCCACCAATACTATATGCAGCCCTTGCATTTGTAGAATTTGAGTGGATTAAATCATCAGATAAATACCATGTATAATTACTAATCGGATCAATTGGACTTCCACCAGAAAGTTCTTCACCAGCATAAGATCTTGCTGTATTTGGATTTACCCCAAATGGTATTTCCATATCTACAAATGTATTTATAGATGTTCTTATGATTGGAGTTGTAGTGTATGGGCCATTTGTTGGAACTCCACTTCGAATTAAAAATTGTCCAGCCCTTACATTAAAATTTATAATTGCTTCTTCTGGGGCTTGAACTCTTGCGTTTATATATTGGGGAAAAACAACTTCATCATATCCAAAGTTATTTTTAATTGTAAGCTTAACATCATAGATTCCAGGTTTGGTATAAATCTTAGTTATTGTTCCGCCATTAAGATCTTCAACTATAACATTGTCTTGAGTTACTGGGCCTTCGGTTGTGCTTATCGTTACGATTGATGGGCCAGTATTATCGCCAAAATCCCAAATATAACTGATTGTTCCAGTAGTTCCATCTGTTCCTAATCTAAAACTCAGATCAGTAAATTTAACAGTAAGAGGAATAAGACCAATTTTTTTGTTTGAAGTGAACCATCCTTTTGGAACTAGTGTAATTTTACGCAAATAATTTATTCTTTCTTCCATTGTTCCAACCAATGGTTGATTTGCAATATCACCTTTTTTTCCAGTCATGTTTTGGACATTTACAATTGCATCTTTTAACATATTATGATGTTGTGCCATCACATTTTGAGTAACATTTGTAATATCTTTTGGTTTGGCAGTATCGGTAAATCCATTCAATAATTCAAGCTGATCAAAAGAAATTACTGTACGACTTCCATAATAAAAAGATATTGCCCTTACATCAGCGTCACTGCATTGCTCTGTTAATGTAATAATACCAGTTGGTGGAAATCTATTTATGATTTCTGTATCACCATATATAGTTATAGTTTTATCCCCAACATTATAATCTCTTCCAAGTTTAACTCTGAGTCCATCATGAACTAGAAATAATGTATTATCGCCATCTATGCTGGTAGGATAATTAGATGTTATTGGAATAGTCATTATTGCACCATAATACTTTCAGATAAGAATGCTCTTTTGCTTGCAGCGTTTTCCAGAATTGTCAACAGTGAAGGAATATAAGTTCCTGGCTTATCATATATGAACTTAATTGAATGTTTATTTGGATTTAATTGTTGATAACTTTGATTTACAACAGGAATTCCACTAACAGTACCACTACCAGAAAATATCCAATATCTTTGTGTGATATCACCATCTGTTTGATCAACAAGTGTGAATTCAGTTGGTTGTATTGATTGTTCTGTGGCTGTTTGCAAAGATATTCCTTGTATTGGCGTTATATAAAAGAATGTTGTTATTTCTTGTTTACTTACAGTTATGTAGTTCCTTTTAGTCGCAACTGCTTGTCCTCCAAGGCTAGAAACAACATTTAATTGAACAGAATAAATTCCTTCACTTTGATATATATGAGTTGGATTTTTTTCTATAGATGTAGTGCCATCTCCAAAATCCCAAAGATGTCTAATTAATGGCCCTGTGCTAAAGTTTTGAAATTTTATTGCTAATGGTGGAGTTCCTATAATTTTATGCGCACGAAATATTGCTTTCGGAGATAAAAATATATTTTCTTGTTTTTTAAGAATACCATTCAATGAAATTTCTGTAGGACTGACATCTGTTCCAAGATCTGTTTCTATATTGAATATGGAATCTCGTAATGCGTTATGATGCTCAGAAATTACTGCGTTTCCAACATGTGAATTTATAGGCCATACAGTTTGTCTAGATCCTGCAAAACCACGAACTAGATCTTTAAAAATACCTTTATTTTTTTGTGCATAATAAATTATTTCGTAATTACCTAATTTATCATTAGGTAGATTTATTCTTATGCATCCTTGACTTGGAAAAAGATCGTTATTTTCGACAATAATGTATTTTCCATTATAAGATAATGACTGTTTAAGATTTGTTTCGGCATTATTCTTAACCTCATAAAGAGTTTCTCTATTATCAATACCTAATGGAAAAACAGATAGATTTCCTATTGCATATCCATTATCGAGTGTTGATATTCTAGTTGCCATTTTTCCCCTGTTTTTTTTGTATTTCTTTTTCTGTTTGATTTTTCATTTCTAGCATTTGTTGATGCCTATTGTCTAAATTTTTGATTGTTTGCATTTTAATAGGCACATCATCAGGAAGAGAAAGAACGGTTTCGATTAATTCGGTATCAACATGTGATTGCATAAGCATTTTCAAATTTATTTTCTGTAGTAGTTTTTCTCCCCAATATTCTTTTTGAACATTTATATCATCATAATTTTTTAGTGGCTCAACTTGTTCTAATCCTTTAAATAAAACTACAAAAAATTCAGCCTCTTCTTTTATGTATTTTTTCTTTTTTTGTAATATCTGCAAATTTTTATCTGCAATAAACCTTTTTCTATTTATTTTTTTCAAATGTATTTCAAATCTACGCAATTTTTCAACATTAAAATCTTTAGATTTTTTTTCAAATATACGATTTAACTTATTTATGTCTAAATCGATCAATTCTAAATTATCTTTACTATCTTCTATTTCCATATCTATGGCTTCTAGAGACTCATATCTTGCTTTAATTTCTCGTAAACATTGCCACATTTTCGCCTGTGTAGTCGGCTCTTTGTTTACAATAAAGTATTTCATCTGAAAATAGCTATGTCTTTCAGCTATTTCGTTACTTAATATGCTTTGCATTTCGGACAATAAATTTTCCATTTTTCACCTCTATTTAAAAGAGTAAATTGTAAGCATTGCTTTTATTTTATTTTGAATTATAATCTAATTTTTATCATAGGGGGCTAGTGTGATTTTAAATAATAAGCATTTTTATTTGAGTGGACCAATTGAATTTAATCAAGGAGATTGGAGAGAAAAGCCAAAATCAGTATTAAAAAAAGAATTTGAAATTAATGTATTTGATCCTTATTTAGATCCAAAACAACAATGGAAAGATGAAATTGATAAAGCAAAAAACATAGGAGATTATGAAAAAATAGCCAAAATAGCTAAGTCATTCTTTATGAAAGACATGAATATGGTTCAAAAATGTGATGCTTTAATAGCATATTTGCCATATAAAGTTCCAACTATAGGAACACACCATGAAATCATAAAAAACTTTGAATTTAACAAGCCAACACTTTTGATATGTCCAGAAGGAGTTAAGTTTTTACCTATATGGTACTTTGGATTTATACCATTAGAATATATGTTTGGATCTTGGGAAAGTCTTTTTTATTACTTAAAAGAAATAAATTCTGAAGAAAAACATTTAGATGATATTCGTTGGGATTTTATTAGGGGCAGAATTTAAAATTTTGTTCCTACAATAGCCTTAAATCTATATCCAGAACAAACAGCATTATGAGACCAAATCGTCTTTGATTTCTCAAGAGAATTTGATTCTAAAAAACAACCAATATTTTTAAATGCGTTCCTGTGCATAAGAATTCCATTGAGTGTACCTTCAACAAAATTAATCTTTCTATTAACTACAGGGAAAAGTATATCTTTATCGCTTTCTACAAAATGTGAATATTTTTTTTGAATTTTATTTTCAAAAAAAGTACCAGATAGAACATAAAGATTCCACTCAGAAGGACAATTTTCCATACCTTTTGTCAATAATGATGTATATGTGTTTTGTCCTTTGAAACACGCACAAATGCTTCTTATTTCTTTCTCAGAATCCGAATCAATATCATGTCTTGTGATGCAAATTATCGAAGCATCTGATTCCTTCGCTTTTATAGAAGAAACAGTTATTTTGACCAATTTAGGGTCATTTTCTGGGGCTATTATTACATAACCATAATTTAAATTTTTATAATTGTACATTTGAATCTCTAAATCAGTGATATATTAAAATCTATTCTAACAATATCGCTTGAAATTAGAGAATTTGCAAGAGAAAAAGTGCCATTTAAATGATTAGGCGTAAAACGATTTAATTGCCAGCTTGAACTTGGCAAATAACTTGGAGCATAAATATCATATTCGCTATTGATTCTAATTCCATTAATATAAACCCTTAAACTTCCTTCAATATAAGGAGTATTTACTGATGTTACTAAATAATTTTGATAATCAATAGTTATAGGCTCTAAATCATAATAATGATTATGAGCAAAATCTGTAGATATATTCAAAACTGGTTTTAAAATATATGGTGCTGCTGGGCTAATTGGAGGGGTTAAATCCCAAGCTATAGAATTGGATTGTTCGAGCGAAATAATTCCTTCATTTATAGCTACAATTACACTTGGAGTCTGAACTTGAAACCTAATGTCAGTCGCATTAGATGCAACCAAAGAAAGCTTTGATCTTTCTGCATCAAGCATTCTCACAAAAGATACTGGATTCACAACACTTTCAAACCCTAGTGTATTATTGATGTAATCTAATTCGGTATTGTCAACTTCTTTAGATGCATCAGTATGTTGGGCAATTGAATGCAATGCTTCGTCTATAGATGTGCCTTTAAGATTACCATCAGCATCAATTGACTGATCCATCCTATTAGCCATATTACCCTGTGTTCCAGCACCTAAGCGTAATATTCTTGAATTTTTTTCTAACTCACCATTTATTAGTTCATCTCTTAGTGCCAAGTTGTTGATAGGCACATTGTCAAATTCCCAATGATATGGTTGTAATGGACTATATTGTGGAACAGGTAGTTTTGATAAATCTGGCATAAAATTATATAGGCTTTTTGGCAGACAAATTTTTTAAAGATTTCCACAAGATAACTTGATATCTCCAAGCTTTGATATTTTTTTTGTACTCTTTTTTATGTTTTATTTTACTTTTCTTATCTTCTTCAAGCCAATGATTCATCGCAACTCTCCTAATTCATATAAATTCAAATCTAAAAATCTTTCCCAAATTAACTTTTTTACTTTTTCACTTTTAAGCTGATCATTGGACCATTCGATCATAGCATTCCAAGTTTCTCCATAATTTCCCAATATCTCTTCATCTTTTTCTACATCTTTTAAAAATACATATGCAGCTTCGTTATTGGCAAGATATATTATTTCGACATTATTATAATTTTCTTCACTATGATTGACCAAAGCTGCATATCCTAGAGGAATTATAAAAAATTGACCACAATCAATTTTTCCATCCCTAAGATTGCTAATGCTGGCTGCAAATTTATAACAATTAGCATATGTTGTGCATATGTCAGAGGAGCTTTTTTTTTCAACTAAAGCCCCAGATATCATTAATTTATCACCTTTAAAAACTTTTTCTTTTGCAAAAAGACCTTTTCCAGCATTTTTCATTTTAGAATCATTGATGTAAAATCTAGTATCATTTTCATGATATAAAAAATTAGAACTCATTGTATGATTCCTTTTTCTATTGAATTTATAATTTCTTCTAAATTAGTTTTTCTTCCTAAAAAATCTGAAAAACATTCTGAGAAATGATTTAAAATAGACATGATTACAGATTCTTTCATGTCTGGCTTTTGTTCAATTAATTTTTTGGCTCTATTTAAAGACTCTTGATCTAAACCCCAATCAAATACTTCGTTGTTTAGAACTAAAAAATTAACATCTTTGTTTTTTTCTGTGTCTTTAATTTTTAAAATTCGTAATTTTTTTTCCATTTTTAAATCTTATATCCATGTTTTAGACGAATGATAAACGCCAGTTGAATGTGACTTGTATATTCGAAGTTTTGTTGAGATCTGCAAATGTAACCATACTATAAAGATTACCATTTGCCATTTGAAGTGCCATTTCGTTTAACGCAAAACCATTAGCGTCATCAAATGTAAGAACTGATGTGAATACGACCTGTGTTTGAATGTTAGGATCAACAGTACTAATAACTGGCTTGCTTGCTCTTGTAATGCCAAACAATCCATTTCTTTGAGTTTCAACCGTTTTCAAAGATCCGCCAGATGTTCCACCATCACCAAACAACATTCGGTTGATATAGTATTCGTAAATATCTGAAACATCGTTTGCTAGACTTCTTGCCAATGCCTCACGACCATTGCGAAGAACTGTATTTTTATATTCAAATACTTCTTTAGTTCCATCTTTATACTCAATGATTCGTTGGACTGTACCAATAACTTTCACTGGTTCATGTATATTGTTCATAATTTTCCTTTTTCTTCTTTGCCATCTTTATATTCTATTGTAAATTCAATGCTTTCATCTTGATTTAAATATTCTACAAAATTATCAGGTTTTTTTGTAGACATATAATTTAAAGGAGTAACCACTTCTTCTTCTGTGTAAGTTACTTCTGAACCTCTACGATCTAAAGTTTTAAATGTAGCCTGTGGAAGACTAAATTGCTGTGTTGGAATAGTTATGTCCTCTGTCTTTAAATATCTATATATTGTAAAAGATACTGAAGTTCCACCACCAGAAATAGTTTCCCAATAAGTATCTGGACCATTTAATGTTATCAAATTTCCATTAATTTCTGCCATAAAATACAATTTATCATTTATATCAATTAAATAATTTTCTTTAAAATGATTGTCTTCTAATGGAACTGCAACCAAATTATTAAACCCATTTGCAATTTCTAACGACAATTCCAAGTTACTAGAAGCTTGTAATTTCAATCCTTTGTGACTCAGATATCCTATTTGATTATTCACCAATCTAAAATACACATCTAATAAAACTCCAATTGAATCACCACCAGTGTAATTTTCTATATAAAATTGATCTAGTGTTTCTGGAACAAATCCCATTATTTTATATTCAGTTAATGATATTTTTTGATAATTACCAACTTTAAATACTTTTCTGATATCTTGTAAGTCACTATTCAAAACCTTAGTTCTACCTCTTGAAATAACAGATATAACCCCAGAATTACTTGCGAATATGACATTATTATCTTTATCATATGCAGTATAAGATAAACCACTAGCGTTAGATGATGGTAAAGTTCCATTATCCTGTAATTGTATATTTCCATTTGGCAATATATTTACGATGCCATATGCAGTAGGAGAATACAAAGGTATTAGTATTTTCCAAGATCCTGTAGTATATCCTTGATTCACATCCCATAATGATTTAAATGATTTAAAACTATTTCCTTTGTCGGAAAATTCATAAAAATTATCTTGATAAATATTACAATTCCCAACAGATTCTATAATCGGACTTGAAAGATTAAAAGAAAATACTTTTGGGCTTAAAGAAAGCATTGAAGAAAAATAAGTGTTTGTTTCAGATATTGGCTCAGTTACAGAAATTAATTCTACTGAATTTTTAAATGGGTTTTCAACAAAATATTCACCAGACAAAGAGCCAGTTAAAATATTTAAAATTGTAGATCCATCATTGCTCATGCCTAAAGAGTCAAAGAAAACATCTCCGCAATAAAGAACTATTTTGTCGTTATATGCGACCCCAGAACTAGTATGTACAGCAACAGAACTTGCTAATTCATTTCTTAAAACTTTTGCGTCTGTCAATCCTTTTTTCATGGCTCTATTAAAATAGCTTTGAGCCTGTCCACTAATGATAAAATCATATACAGAATAACTAACAAGAGCTTCTATATTTTCTTGAGGAGATTCAATTAATTCTGTGAATCCACCATAAACATTCATAACATTTAACACAGCATGAAATGGAAGACTTTCTTTCAAAACTTCAGACGCTTCTATTATTCTATCATCGCTTAATGATTCTATTTCCAAATCAATATTGTATTTACTACTCAAACTACTAAAGCATGGATCTAAGAAATCTTTGTCTATATCGCATGGATTTTTTGAATTTCTAATAGAACCATTGTACTCATCCATGTTGTAAATATTTTCACTATAAGGAAATTCAGTTCTTACCTTTCCAAATATAACATCATCATGAAATAAATTTCTTGTTGGAAGAACAACATCAAACAAAGGATCTCCTTCTTCGATTAATCTTATATTCCAATTTTTCAAAGGATATTCTTGTTGCCTTTCATCTCTCAAATCAGATAATTGTAAGCTTCTAATATAATTTTCTATAGACTGCTCACCACCAGACATAATTTCTTTGTATTTATATATAACTCTTATTGCATCTCCAACTTTTAAAGAAATTGGAGATATCGATAGTGATTCTCCAATCCATGTAACAGTAGAAAATCCTTCGGAAAAACCAAATTCAACATAATCAGAAGTTAATTCAATCCATTCATCTGAATCTACTGCCCTGTAATATAATTCGAAATTATCTAAATCTAAAGGCAAAGCAATTTTTTCTAAAAACCATGTGTTGCTATCACCGGAATAATCAAATACTTCTTGCCAAGTATGATTTGATATGACTTGCCATAATCTTGTGTATTTTATAAACTTTATCCCAGATTGTTCCAATGATTCTTTCAATCCACCAATAGTTCCATTTTTTTTAAATAATGGTATTGCCCTCTTTATTTGTCTTCTCCAAAGATATGGATCATTTGATTTTAACTTTAATGAAAACAAATTTGACAAATATGGCAAAAATGATTCGGTTAAAACATTAGCATCAAATAGATCAATAATTTGATTCGCATAATTTTCCAAAACAGTAAATCCATCAGCAACAGAAAGGTTCAATTTTTCTAAAGTTTCTGGAGTAACATCAGATGGACTCATTCTCATTTTGAAAATTTCTGGAGTATACTTTTCAAGGATTGTTTTATACTTTTCTGGTTTAGTAAAATGACTTGGTATTACAGTATTTATTGATGTATCACCAGCAACATAGAATTTTTGATGACTTGACAATGAATCCCCAGCAATCATTGGAGTCCAAGTGATACATACGAAATAATCTCCCTCTCTATAACCATTCGTATCCCAAAGATATGTAAAACTACCATATATGGTATTACCATTGGGATCTTCTGTTTCATGCTTTATAAGAGCATTATTTTGATCTGTTGATAACCAAGCTGGATATTCTGGACTACCTATAATAAGTGCTGGAACAGCTTCTTTGTAGTAAAATTTTTGCTCTAAAGTAGAACTATCGAGTTCTGCTTTGGCTTTTTTGGCAGCAAAAATATTTAATTCAGTTGGATTTTCACAAGCTAATTTTTCTGCCACAGTATAGGCAGCAAATTTACCCTTGTCATAGAAATTTTCTAAATATTGATTGAAAGTAGAATCTATAAAACTTCTTTCAATAAAATATATTATAACTTTATCTACTTTGTATGGATCTTGAAGAAGACAATTTTTACTATCTGGGCATGTAAACTCAAATAGTATTTGATCTGCTATTGTTGGATTTTGATCTATTTTTTTAATGTTCATTTTTTACCTTACTCATATACAAATCCTAAATCAATAATATCAGGTCTTATGATTTCAAAGAATTTAACAGTTATTATATTAGATGCTTCTGCTGCAATATCCGTATTAAATGTTACATCAACTTTTTTAAGTTCTTTAATATCAGACAATTCTTTTGTTACATCATTGTCTTTAAGGGCTTGTCCGTATTCCCAACGATAAATACTAAAGAATGATGAAATTCTATTTAATATTTTCACTCTAATCTCGTCTTCGAACTTTTTATAAAATTTGTCAATTGTTACAGATATATTAACATCTACATTTAATATAACTCCATCTTTTATACAAATAAAGTCGGTTATCATTTTCTTTGTTTCTAGATAATTATATAATTCTGTTTTCAATTGATCACTTGCGATTTCTAAACCATCTACATTTTTTTTGGCAAGAACATAAAGATCTATTATATTGGCAGCACAACCATGATTTCTTAAAACAGCTACAGACTTTCCTATTTGCCCTTGATATGGAGTTACAAATTGATCTGTAATAGTCTTATAGTCTAATCCAGTTACTGCCCTGTCTTGAGTTCTTAAATAAAAAGGTAACTTTCTACGGATATCTTCAATGGTATCTCCATCATATCCATATTGTGCTTTTGTGTAATTGTTAAAAAATATTGGAACTTGATAGCCTAATCCAGGGACTGTAACAAGTATCGATTGTTGAACAGAATTAGATACTAAATTACCTATTGTTCCTCCACCAATTCTATATTTCAAATTGATAATAGAACCCAAAGAAGGAACCATACCAGCAACTCCATTTCCAAAAATAAAATATGCAGAATAGTTTGAGTCATATTCAATTCTATATTCCTTGAGTGGCTTACCCTCAGAAAAGAAATCAACCTTATTCCACAAAGAACCATCTATTTCTACACTTGAAGAATCAAATATTACACCTTGATATCTTGATTGCAATACTTGATTTCTAGAACCAGTTCCAGAAATATTTTCTTTTCTGGTTTGTCCTTGCAATCCAATTATACTAGCATTTACCAAAGAATTTGCTGGTATTATTATGTCTTCATTGAAAAGAGGATTACCCTCTGAATCTGCTGCAAACAATTCCATCGTAACAGATTCTCCGCCACCATTTACTACAACTTTTTGTGGCGTGACAATTGAAACATCAGTGGTTATTGCATTTGTTAGTGATGCTGTCCAATAACTTTTTGCAGCAATAGGAGGAAGTGGATTGTAACCAACTAATTTGCACAATCTAAAAGCATTATCTATTTCAGTAACTGTATCTATAAATATTTCATTTGCTATCTGATCCATTTTAAATGAAAGAGTATCAGCGACAAATGCCCAATTTTCAAGCAACATAACCGCTAAAGATGATTCGACAAAATCTGTGAATTCATTTCCAAATCTCTGTTGAGTAAATTCTACTAATCTTGTTTTCATGCTCCAAAAATCTTGATTAGTATAATTTAAATTAAATACATTTGGTTTTTTAAGGAGTTCCGATACAGCATACGGCTTTATGTCAAAAGGACAATTATTTATCATATTTTACACTCCTAATGGTATTTCTAACTTTAATTCGTTTATTTTTGTGATTTCCATTCTATCAAAGAATGTGATTCTTATAAGAAGAACTTGCTGATTGTTTTTGTCTTCTTCTAATTCGTTTGCACTGCTTGAATCTAATTTTGCTTGAATATAAATATTTTCAATAGCAACTCTTGGCTCCCAAGTTTGTAAAGACAAAGCAATCATATCCTTTGCTTTTCTTACAACAACTGGGTCGCTTGGATCAAAAAACAATTTTCTTAATGGAGTTCCATATTCTGGTAACATAACTCTTTCTCTTGGATTTGTTAAAAGCAAAATAAGCAAATCTGCTTTAATCAAATCAACATTGTTCTCAATATAAAAAAATCCTTTAGGATTTTTTGTAATTGGATATGGAATGCCTTTAAAATCTCTTGATATTACCATTTTTTATTCACTTTTTATTATTTACACTTCTTTTTAGCGAAAGGAAGCAACTGGAATATACTTACACAGGGATCACTCTTCCTGCAAGTTCCCATCACCCTAGTACTTGCTTTAATTGCACCACTAGATGTATCATACATTAATATTAATCCAATATTCGGTGCTGGTTTTCCATCAGCACCTGTCGCATCTTTACCAGCTAATAACAAAATATTGTCTTCTGCTATAAATAAATGAGACTTTTCAGTTATATTTACATAGTAACTTTTAGTATATACAAGTTTAAACTTGCTTATAATTTCAATTTTATTTGATTTAGGAGAAGATTCCCCTATATCTCCAATTACCTCAATTTTATTATCTGTAGTTAGAATTATATAGTTGCCAGCAACCCTTAAAAGAACTAATCCAGCACCACTAGCAGACTCCTGATATCTATGAATGTGTGGACCTCTTGGATTGTCATAATGTGGACAATAAATTTGAATATGTTGAGTTTGTGTCTCTAATTGAGAATTATCATCTTTCATCAAAAATTCCAAACCATAACCAGACCTTATCTTTACATAAGCCTTTTTAGCAAATGGTGTTGGAACTCCACCTTCTCTTCTATCTGGCCCACATTGTTCATTTGTATGATCAATCATTTCAAAACGATGAGTGCTGGTTGATTCCATCGTAATTCCACGCTTTTCTCCAGCCACACATTTGGTTTCATCATGATCATTTAATTCAATTCTATTTCCATGAGCAGATAAAAGTTTTATTGCATTGTATTCACTTCTTACATTTGGAGTTCCCTCTTTCTCCAAATCACTCATTTCAATCATATGCCCAGTTGCAGATTTCATATACATTCTGCCATCAAAGTGATCTGTGCATCCAAAATCAAATGGCTTCATGCTCCTTTCCCACTCTGGTTTTCCAGTTGGATCTTCTACTGAATCATCCATCACTATCGTATGGCCAGCAACAGACATTAATTGTATTCCAGATTGTGGCAAATCACATTTATTATTTTGAGGTGTGCCTGTTCCTTTGTATGGACGACATTCATTTTGATTTTTGAAATAAGCATTTGCACCAATTTGCTTATTGTAATATTTGGATTTTGGATGACCTGTACTTGGATGACCACCAATGATTTTATCACCACAGACAGGAATTTCTTTTGCTCCTGTTATAATTGGGGCAATATTATGTGACTTCGCAGATTGTTCTGACAAAGCTATAGCTTGTTGTGATAAATCTTTATTATCTTTGTTGAATTGTGCATCTGTAGCTATAATTCCTCTATCTATTCCTAATTGTCGTGCCAAGTCTGGATATGGTTGTTCTGAAACACCATCAACACAACTAACATCGGCATCTATTAATCCGCATTCTGGATGCGACCATTGACCACAATAATGAAGATGATCATCTTTCATCATAAGCCAATTTCCGGTACTACTCATCAACTCTAATCTTTTCCATTTTCGATTACATTTTGGATCACCATCTACCATTTTTAACATATGCTTTTCTGGAGTTTTAAATCCATAAATGTTTGGATATGTGATAAGTTTTTGAGCTTCTGGCTTATCTGCAAAGTCTTGAACTGAGGTTAAGTCAAAACCATTGTAACTTTCTGTGTTCCAAGGAGGCAATACTTGAGATTCATCATTTGGTCCTACCAAATAACCTTTTCTATGACCTTCTGAAACTTTATAATATTCATCCATGAGTTGTTCACAACCCCATGTATGCTGCCCTTCTGGGCCTCTATTTCTATACCAAATTGTTCCTATATAATACGCAGCAGCCCTATGACCATTTTCAAAAACTATAGCAACAAATGAACCAGCAGGAGGAACCCAACTTAATCCAGAATCATCAAATCCTCCCATCGCAGATATTGGATTTGCCCATGGCAATTCTTTTACTGTTGCATTTGGATGATGTAGAATTGGACTGAAAAATCTAACTCTGTTTTGCTTCCATATGTCTATAGTTTCTAATACCAATCCAATATGCATTCCAAAAAGCATATCTTTCGTATCTGGAAATTTATTTCTTTGTTCCGATCTTCCTATTGCCATCTTTGTAAAGTCTGAGTCTCCAACTTGACTCTCTAAAGCTTGCAATTTTCTTTCTAATAAATCAATTTTTTCTTGTAATCCCATAAAACATCCTTATAAAAAAGCACTTTCCCCAGCAAAATTACCATCACCCTGACCATCTGGATTATAGCCACTATCATTATTTCCAAGTGGAGCATTGGAAGAAAGTTCTGCGTTTCCTGCTGGGAGAGTGACTTTTAATTTTGTAACAAATTTCCCAGCTTCTATTTGATGATCTACACCTTGAACCATCCATCTTTTATTAGACAAAACTGGATTCAATGGTGGATCTGCCAACCATACACATTCGCCAGATCCACCAGTAATTGCAAATGGACTTACTACTGCTATTGAAACATATCTTCCTGCAACATCAGCAAGAGTAAACCAACTCGGATCACCAATTATTGTCAATTCTGCTTCTATAGTCTTTTTTAATTCAAGGGATTTATTTGCCGTAATGTTAGCAGCATTAGCTTCTTCGGCATTTGCAGCACGAACTTCTGGTGGTATAGTATTTGCTTCGGCAGGTATTGATATAGTGTTACCAGAACCGCTTGGTTCAATTGGAAGTGAGTCTAATGGTGGTTTTGCTTTTATAAGATTACCACTTGAAGATCCACCAGCTACACCGCCATGACCACCAGCATCTAAAACCCATTCTATATCTGGGGTAAATGATAATACATTAGAGCAATTTCCCCCATTTACTATGTAGCTTGCTTTAATACCAGAACATCCACAATTTTCACCATCGCCAGTACAAGCATCATCTTCTTGTATGATTAATTTTACATCTACTGGGTCATATTTAAAATAAACGCCTTTACCTGATAGTGTTTTAACAACACTTACCCAATTTCTTATTGTTGAAAGAAGTGGAAGTTCATTCGCTTGCCATGCTGACTTTGGTCCTTTTCCTTCTTTGTCTTCGCTCAATTCAAATTCTAAGTTACCACCATCAGCACTCCTAAATTCAACATCAATAACTGGATCATTGTTATCACAAAGCTGTTTTACTGCTTGTTTTAAATCAATAAGATTATCTTCGCTTCCCTCGTCTTTTTCCACTCTTCTACTAAAACTTCTGATGAGCAAATCAGTACATGTTAATTTTATTTTCGTAACACCAGAATCAATATTTGTACTTAACTTTGTTGGCAAAATTTTTATATGTGGTGACTCCGAACCAATCTGGGCTGCTTCTCCACAATTTCTTTTAATCCATCCAAATTTAAACCAACATTGATTTATATCTTCGGGAGCTTCTTTAATTGATTTGTTTATTACATCTAAAAGCTCTTTATATCCAGTTGCACCCTCTGCAATAAGTTCGAATTCACAAGTTATTCCACCCTGACCTTGAGCAAGACCATATTGCATTGACTTTAATGCAACTTTATGAGGATCTTTATCATATGATTCATTTCCACATTTAAATAACATTCCTTTTAAATATAATTCAAAAAAAGGAGCAAAAACATGTCCAGCCATTGGTTTTTCTGGTGGCAAACATTTAAGATATTTAGCTGCTTCTTTTCCTACAGTACAAGCCATATCGCCTCATTAGAAAATTGAATTTGGTATGTATATGCTAATACCAGATTTGAAATCATATATGTCTTTTATGTTATTTGCTTCCATAATTTTCCACCAAAATATGGTTGTTCCATAGAAATCAGCAGATACTAAATCTGGTCTATATTCATATGATTTATTTATTACTGTGTATTTGTCTTGACTACTTGATTCTATGTCACTTTTTTTATATGTTGGAAATGTTATGTACTTTTGCGCACCATAGTAAATTACTTCTGAGTCATAATACCTACTACCAGAAGGAACAAATTTTTTAGCTTTTATTTTTGTATACTCTATATTGTTTGCCATTATTCGGTTTCTCCCCTTACAACATCATCTGCATATGGTAATTTACTAGATTTATATACAGCTTCAAAAGTCAAAGAAACATCTAATTTATAAGGTATTCCAGTATCTTCATCCCATGGAACGCCTGGATCAAACTTAACATTATAACTTTTTAAAACTACGCACAAATCGTTTTTTTCCAATAGATCAAAACATTTTAATTTCATTATTGGAGGAGGAGAATAAAAGCCACCAGTTCCTTTTTCTGGATAGACATGAGCCTCTAGCCATCTTAATGTTTCTAAAATGGCTTGGGCAGATTGATTTCCACTTTCTTCTTGTACAAACATATGTAAATCTACATTTATAGATCTATTTTCAGAATAAGCATAGTTTTTAAATGGTGCAGTTCTTCCTATTGCTGATTCATCTGTATAATTTGCTGATTTAGAATCACTTATATCTGGGATATTATCAAAAATTAATTTAGTGTTATTACCCATCGAATACATTGGTCCATTTGATTGTAAATCGCTTTCTATATAGCAGTTTTCTATTGGTTGTAAATTGCCACCTTTAAGTGTTGCTTTCATGTCATCCTTTTATTTTAGATAGTACCAGATCCAATATTGCCAACTTGCTTATTGGCTCCTTGGAAGAACCCACCATAAGGCCATTTTGGATTCATTAAAGGCTTATTTCCTACTTTTTTATTCGATGTATCTGGTTGTGGGCCTGTTCCTGTCTGAGTCACATTACTTGACTTTCCCATCGCTGCAACTAACTTAGTAAGAAGTTCTACCATTTGTTGATTTAAAACAGTTTGCTCATGACTTTCTTTTGCTATATTGGCAAGTTCTGGAGAAGATACCACAGATGAAGATGGTTCGGATGTTGTTTTATCCTTCTTTACTTTATCTTCAGTTGATCCAGCCATAGGAGGAACAACTGATACGCTTGCTGCTGGTTTGGCTTCGCTCGTAGCAAAAGAACCGCCACTGCCACTATAAGTAGTATCTTTTGCACCTACAGAATTTACATTCTTTATAAGTTCACTCATCTTGCCAAAATCAACACTCTTGAAGTCCATTGTTCCAGACAAACCAGACATTGCTTTTTGAATTGATTCCATTACTTGCGTAATCAACTGTATTCTCAACAAAGCTTCGGTCAACTCTGTTGTGTTGGGAAGATTATTCATAATTGGATTTATAATGCCATCTTTTAAAAATACAGTTATGCTATTCCACCAACCCTTAAACAATTCTGCTTGGCTATCAATTGTTTGCACTGGTGCTTTTCCAAAAGGCATCTTACTCAACAAAGGACTTATTTTTTCTGAGAAAGCTGTCAAAGTATTACCTACTTCAGAAATTATACTTGATGTAAATATTATCTTTTTATTTGTATCTTCTAAAACTGAAGTGGAAGGAAGATTATTTATAATAGGATTTATTATCCCTTCAGTTAGAAGTCCAGTTATGCTATTCCACCAGCCTTTAAACAGTTCTGCTTGTCTATCAATTTTTTCTATTGGTGATTCTGAAACCCATCCACGACTTAATAGAGGTGTTAGATTTTGCGAAAATTTATCACAAACATTTTTTACACCAACTATTGAATCTGCAACTAATCCCAATCTTTTATTTACTTCTTCAAGCATTACAGAATCTGGCATTTCCTTAATTGGATTTATAATGCCATCTATAATGGCATGAGCAATTCCATAAAACCATGATCCAACCGTTACTGCTGCACTTAAAAGTGAAGGATCAAAAGATGGAGATGATATTAGTTCGTAAATTGCAACTGAGAATTTGGCAATGAATTTAGGAACTTCCTTCATTGCAATAGCTATTTGATCTATGGCCAAATATGCCATTTCAATTTCTTCTTTTGTAATCATTCCTTCGAATATAGGATTTATAATTCCATTTCTCATGAATGTAGCAACAGTATAAAACCAAGAAGAGAACAATTCAACATTTGAAGCTAGTACGGCTATTGGAGAATCTTTGAAACACTTGTCTGGTGTCATCAATCCAAAAGATTTAGACAAATTGTTTATGATCGTTGGTATCAAATTTATAATTGTATTCATAGCAGACAAAGTTGTAGCTGCTTGTCTAATTGTTTTAACATCAGGAAGTTCAGTTATTATTGGTTTAACTATTCCATCTCTCATAAATATTGCAACTTGAGTAAGATATTTGGTAAACTCATCTTTTGCTGCCATGATTTTAGGCAATGGAGCTAAATCTTGACTTTCAACCAATGGGATTAAACCAGTAGCAGTTCCATTTATAACTTGTGGCAGAGTTCTTATAATGTTATTCATTGCACTTAATATCGTTGATGCATTTCTAATTGCCTTTATGTCCTGTAATTCTGTTACTATAGGATTAACAACGCCATCTCTTAAAAATGCTGCGACTTGTCTGAAATAACTTCCAAACCTTTCTTTATTCTTCATGATTATACCGATAGAAGAATCATCGAAATCTCCTTCTTCTCCCAGTAAATCTATAGATGTAACCATTCCTTTTATTACTTTTGGTATAGAAGTCAGTATTATTTCCAAACTCCTCATAATGGTTGCAGCTTCAGTTATTTTCTTTGGAGGAGTATCTGCAAAAACTTCTCTTATTTTGTTTACTATTCCATCACGAATAAATTCAGAAATAGATTTGAAATAACTTCCAAATACTTCTTTATTCTTATCTATTTTTGGTATCGGAGCTTCGCCAAAAAAATCAGATCCTGCGAACAACATATTTATAGCTGTTCCAAGATTTGTCAAAACAGGAGGAACAGAAGAAATTGTTTTTGCCAATGCAATCATAATTGTACTAGCTTTAACTATATCTTTTTCATTACCAAATACATTATTTATTGGCTCTACAATGCCACTTCTTACAAATGCAGCTATAGCAGCAAAATAAGTGGCAAATAATTCTTTATTTTGATATATCTTTTTCATAGGTGATATTTCCCAAGGAGCTTTAGTCTCCAAGAATTGCATCACAGTTCCAAGACTTGTCAATACTCCAGCAGTTCCTCTCAATGCACCAGAAATTAAGCATGCTTGTTGGGCAGCTTGTTTTAGTTCCTCTGGGTTACCTGCCTTCTTAGCACCACCAACAATTCCAACATTTATAAATTCTGCTATAGAACCAAACCATTCAGCAAATTGATCCTTATATTTTACTATTTTACCTAAATCCATTCCTTCTTTAAAGAAGCCGGGATCCATGGTCTGCATCACAACGCCTAAACTCTTTAATACTGTTCCTGTTTGCGTAATAATGACTGCCATAGCAGCTAATTTTCTAGCAGCATCAGATAAAGACTTTGGATCTGCTATTTGTTTAGATACTGGATTTACAATACCTTCCATGATAAACATTGCAATACTTCCAAAGAAATCCTTAAGAGTCTTCATGGAAGCTTCAATGTTTTGTGCCATAGTCTTCTGGTTGCCAACTACATCTGCACTTGTCAAAGGAAGAATAACAGTTTTCATTTGTGTAAGAACTGGGCCGACATATTGAATGATGCTCGCCATATTTTTTAATTTATTTGACGCATCTCTCAATTCACTTCCTTTCTTGAATTTTTCTCTTACCTCGTCCACAATACCAGTCTTTATAAAGTCTGCTAATTTGCCAAAGAAACCTTTGAAGCTATTTTGCGATTCTTCAAGTCTTGAAATCATTGATGCACCACCAACTATCTTTACATCGGTAAGTGGCATAATTTGTTTTATCATTACATCAACAACTTTAACTACTTCTTGAACCAATTTGCCAATATTTGTCATAACTGTTACAAGTTTTGCCGATTGTTTGACACTAGTTTTACCTTCTAAATCTTTAGCTATAGTTACTAATTCATTCATAAAACCAATCAAAGGAGGTTTAAGCTTTGAAAATGAAGTTGTAGCTTGTGATATAGATTTAACTTCTTTTTCTGATGATTTTATATCGCCAAATGAAATTAATTTATCTTTAGTCTTTTTTATATCATCTGCAACTTGACCAGTAGCGGTAAATATAGAAGCTATACCTTTTCCCATACTTACAGCTTGACTTGGATTTATTATTGTTCCAATTGCTTTGGAAAATTCAACAATTACTGAAACAAATGTTTTTATTGGCTCTATTAATTTTTTAAGTGCTTCTGCTCCACTTGTCATGTTATCGCTGACATTTTTTCCCCATCCACCCCATGTTTTATTTGTGACACCAGTAAGTCTATCTCTAGATTTTAAAATCTCATCTGTTACAGAACCACAAGCTCCAAGAATTTCAGCAGCACCTTTACCCATTTGTATGGCTTTGCTTGGTTCTACCATAGTTCCTATTTTCTTAGAAAATTCAACAACTATTTTTATAAATCCATATACTGGTCCCATTAATTGAGACAATGCTTTTGTTCCATTTATCATCTGTTCGCTAACAGATTTTCCTAAGCCCCAATAAGACTTAGAATTATCAATATTTTTAAGCTTATCTCTAGTTTTCATTATCTCTTCAGTAACAGAACCACTAGCTCCCAAAACCGCAGCTACACCTTTACCCATTTCTGCTGCCTTTTTAGGTTCGACAATAGTTCCGATTTGTTTGGAGAATTCAACTATAAGACCAACATATTCAACTGTTGGTTCCATCATTTTTCTCAAAGCACGATTTCCCTCTTCCATTCTCTTGCTTACTCTCGAACCAAGGAACCAATACTTTTTAGAGTCCTCAATTTTTATAAGCTTATCTTTTATTTTCATTATCTCGTCTGAAACAGATCCACAAGCAGATAAAATCTCAGCAACATCTCTTCCCATTTGAACTGCTTTTTTGGGATCTACTGTTCTTCCGATTCTTTTTGCAAAATCAACAACTGTGTATATAAAATAAATAACTGGTTCCATCATTTTTTTCAAAGCAAATACGCCATCCCACATTGCCTCTGGAATATTATAACTCCAAACCCAGAATCCTCCATAAAGAGGTATATTTACAAGCCTATCTTTGGCTTTCATTATTTCATCTGTAACAATTCCACAACTAGCAAGAACTTCTCCAACATCTCTTCCCATTTCTGCTGCTTTTTTAGGATCTATTAAAGAACCAATTCTTTTTGCAAAATCAACAACTGTGTATATAAAATAAATAACTGGACTCATCATATCTTCCAAAGCAAATATGCCAGCCCACATTGCCTTTGGAATATTATAACTCCAACCCCAAAATCCACCATAAAGAGGTATATTTAAAAGCTTATCTTTTGCTTTCATTATTTCATCTGTAACAATTCCACAAGCCCCAAGTATATCTGCAATTCCTTGACCCATTTCCTTTGCCGAAGATGGATCTATTACTGAAGAAAGAACTTTGTGAAAAGTAGCTATTGCTTCTGCATATAAATAAATAGGTGTCATTAAAAACTTTAATGCCCAATATCCCAATAATAAAAGAGGAGAAAGAAGAACGGCAGCAATAGCCATAAAACCTAAAACTGAAAGTGCTGCTGCTGCCGAAATAATACTAAGTGATATTCTTGCTGTTGCAAATAATATTCCATCAACTGCTTCGACAATTTTATCTGCTTCTGATTTATCAAATCCATCTGTTAATTCTGCTGACATTGCTAAAATTGCATTTCCAAGTGTTAGAATTGCTGGAGTTAAGGCCAATAATGCCACACCGCCCAATATCATAAGGCCTATCAATACTGGCAAGCCCCACCCAAAACCAGCGATTAATGTTCCTAATGATGTTAAGCCCCATGCAGCAGCTAATACACCAGCAGATATTGCTGCTGCACTAAGCAACACAGCACCTACTGTTTCTCCAATTTCTATAGCTTTATCATAAGACAAACCAAATCCACCTATGATTCCATCTGATACAAATAAAATTGCTGAGGCCAATAAAAGAACTGCTGGAGTAAGACCTATCAAAGCTGCTGCCCCACCTAATATTAGCCATAGGTTTGCCCATATCATTGGAGCCATCAGACCTAAGCCAGCAAGACCATACATTGCACCTATAATTGCACCTGCTATAAATGCGGCACTAATTAACACAGCAGCAACAGTAAGTCCTACATCCATGGCTTTTTTAGCATCTAAATCAAATGATCCAAGTATCATCTGACTCATTTCTAATATTGTTGCACCTAATAATAAAATAATAGGAGTAAGAAATGCCAAAGCTGCTGCTCCAACAAGCATGGTCAATCCGCCATCAGCAAATGCTCCATAAGCTAATAATCCAAGACCCCATAAACCAGCCATTGCACCTATACAAGCAACAGCTATCATGGCGGCACTTAACAATATTGCAGTAACAGTAAGTCCTACTTCCATAGCTGTTTTAGAATCCAGATTAAATGCACCAAGTATTGCTTGACTCATTTGTAATACTACTGAACCTAATAATAAAATTACAGGAGTGACAAATAGTAGTGCTGCTGCTCCTAGCAACATATTAGGAATAAATTTAGCGGATTCTTTTACAAAATCGCCTAAAACTTTCAATCCTTTCATGGCTCCATATATGCCAAAAGCAATAGCGGTAACAGCAGCAGCTATGGCAGCAATTGTTGCAGCGGTTTCACCAATAGTTGATGGATCTAAATTAAAAGCAGATAATATAAGTTGCGACAATTTGATAATAGTGGCACCAAGTAATACCATAGCTGGGCCAACTACCATCAAAACAGCAATTGGTGTTATAATGTCTTGATAATTAAAGTTCTCAATAAAATCTTTTACTTCTGGTCCTTGTATTTGTTTTACAAACTCCATTCCAGCAATAGTAATTGCAGTTGCTGCTGCACCTAATGCTGCTACTATTGCTGCTGTTTCAGTAATTGTTGCAAGATTTAAATTTAATTTAGATGTAATTAGTTGTGCCAATGCAATAATTACAGCACCAAATAAAACCATTGCTGGGCCAAGAAGTGCAATTACTTTTGCAGCCTTAAATAATTTTTTCCAACTAAATTCATCTACAAATTTTTGAGTATCATCACTTTGAAGTTGTTCTGCTAATTCCATTGCTCCTATAGAAATAGCTGCTGCTGCTGCTCCTACGGCAGCTATTATTGCAGCAGTTTCTGTCACCTTACCCAAATCAAGATTTAATTTAGATACTAGCTTACTTCCTATGAACATAATTCCGAATCCCAATATCAATAGACCACCTGCTAGTGCTGCTATAATTCCACCTAATTTTGCTAATTCTTTGGGATTTATTCCTTCTACTTGTTTCAATAATTTTTGAATTATATTGTCTTCTGTTTCTGGAGTTTCTACCTTGATTGTCTTTTTTTCTTCTTTAACTATTTGCTTTTCTTGTTTTTGTAACCATTTCTCATGTTTTATTTCTGATTTTATTTTTTTGTCATATCCTTTTTTCAATTTTGGATCAATGCCTAAATCCATGGTTTGTTTTTTTACCATTAGGCCTTTACCAACTTCTTCCATTTTATTTTCTGGTATCGCCTTTCCACCTTTTGCAACTCTATCATCAGACATTTTTCTAGCTTCGATCATGGCCTCTTTTAATTTATCACCATCTGAGCTTGGCTGTATTCCACTTTTAATTGCCTTCATCTGATCTTCTGTCATTCCACCACGAAGTGCTTCTGTTGGAGCTTTAACTACTGCCCCTTCTCTTTCTGCTCTTTTTGCCAGTAACTTTTCTTTTAATGCTTGGTTTTTCAACATCTGATCAGCCTTATCGGTTGTCGCTTCAGATGTACTTCCTGATATTACTGGTTTTAAATTAGTTGGATCAACTGCTGGTTTGGTTGCAAATTGTTTCAACATCTGATCGGCTTGAGAAGTTTGTACCTCAGATGTTTTTGCAAGTAATGCTTCTGTACTAGATGCAGTTTGACTTAACTTTGCTATGATTGGATCAACTGTTGGTTTAGCTTGTGTCAATGAAGCCATTGCATCTGGCTTCTCTGTTGCCATCACAGGTTTAAGATTCATTGGATCAACTGCTGGTTTGGCTTGTGTCAATGAAGCCATTGCGTCTGGCTTCTCTGTTGCTATCACTGGCTTAAGATTCATTGGATCAACTGTTGATTTAGCTCCAATTTGTTTCAGCATTGCATCAGTTTTAGAAGTTTGTATCTCAGATGATTTTCCAATTATTGCTTCTGTGCTAGATGCAGTTTTCTCAAATTTATCTTCCATAACATCAAAAGCTTTGGATGAAGCTCCAGTAACCTTTGACATAAATGATCCAATTATATTTGTGGAAGATGCTCCAATCGTTGCAAGAAAAGCTTTAATTGGTGCTGCGAAGCCGCCAGCGAATTTGTCTAAAAATGAATTAATCATGTCTGAGATCATATTTGAATTGTCAGCAATCGGTTCTGCTGGAGGAGCAATATTAGATGCACTTAATTTTGTCGTGTCCATTGCACTAGCTTTTGGAGGAACAATGCTAGATGCACTTAATGCTTTCATGTCCATCGCACTAGTTTTTGGAGGAGGAACAATACTAGATGCACTTAATGCTTTCATGTCCATCGCACTAGATTCTACTGGTTTGACTTGCTTCAATGCAGCCGTTGCATCTGTTTTTACTGCTTCTGGTTTGGCTCCAAGTTTCTTCAACATTTCATTGGCTTGAGAAGTTTGTATCTCAGATGTTTTTGCAATTACCTTTTCAGTATTGGATGAACTTTGGCTTAATTTTGCCATCATTGGATCGACTGTTGGTTTGGCTGCAAAATGTTTCAACATTTCATTGGCTATTTTTTCCATATGAATGTCATGAGTATAGATCGAACCAGGTTCGGTGGCTTCGTCTGTAAGTTTTCCTGATGATTTGCCAACCAATTCAACCCCCATCTGCGTAGCTTCGTTGGCTTTTACTTGTGATCGCATCATGGCATCTCTACCAACATTGCCTTTCTCGACTTCATCCATATAGGCTGTATATTGATTTTTCCATTTCAATGCCTCTTTTCTGTCTTCGTTGATCCCAGTATTCCAATCTTCCCATTTAATGCTCCAATATTTCCAAGTTTGGTATGCACTTGAAAACATAGTTCCAAGAACAATAAGTGGAACTAAAATTGAACCAAGAGCAGAATTGAATATGGAACTTAAACCAGAATTAGATAAATTTCTAAGTGTATCATTAATTTCTTTTAATGATTGTGCAGCAGCAGTTGCTGGATCTAATTGTGATTTCGCAGCAGTTGAAGCCTCTTGTTCTGCTTTATTTATTTGTGCCGTTAATTCTCTGAAAGCAACTGGATCTTTTAATGCCTTTTCAATTGAAGATGCATCTATTTTTAATTCTTTTTTACCAGTATCTTTAAGTTGTTTGTTTACACTCGACAATGCATTTGTTATTGCTCCTCTAGCCACATCCGTTTCATTTGTCCAAGCTATTCCCAAGGCATTTAGATCTTCTTCAAATTCTCCTCTTTTTTTACTAAACTTACCAAGGGCTTCTCCCATGTTCTTGGCGGATGAAGCGGCTTTGTCTATAGATGTTAAAACTTCCATGGATTTAGAAAGTTTTAATTTTCTTTCTTCTTCTGCAATACCTGCTTTTTCTTCTAAAGTTATATTTGTTTTTTTCTTTGAGTTTAAATCTCTAAGCCTATCTGAAAGAGTTTTACTTGATGCATCTATTGCTTCGAATTGACTAATCAATTGGCCAGACTCAATTCCCATTGATGATTCCAAAGCAAGATTTATTTGCATTTTTCTTTCATCACTCAATCCTTCTAAGCTTGCTCGCATTTCTTCTGCACTATCACCAGCAATTCCAAATTGATTTGCAATACTCTTAATACCATCCGACATTCCTTTTATACTTTTCTTATTTTTTAAAATACTTCCTCTCAACAATTCAGATTGCAGACCTGCTCTTCCAGCAGCAATTGCAAGTAAGCTGAACATTTTGCTATCTGCTGCAAGAAGTTTATTTGTGCTTGAAAGAGCTTCAATTATGCCATCGCCTTCAACCCCTACCTTTTTGAAGTTGGCTTGTAATTCTATGATATTTTTATAAGCACCTGTTGTAAGAGTTCCAGCATTACGCATGATATTTGCAAATTTTGCACTTGATTTTACAACATCGGTTAATGATGATCCAGTTAATCCTGTATATCTGGCTACATCTCGCATTCCTCTTCCCATATCACTAATTTGATTGTTATTCATTTTCATATGCATAAACATATTTTGAAAATCATCACTTAATGCTCCAGCTTCCATGCCTAATTGTTTTTCTGTGTTTAATTGACTTACAGTTAATTTGTTCGCAGCTTTAGCATCTTTTATTCCAATTTTAAGAGTTTTTAAATATTCTTTAGAAAACTCATCTCGATCAGCACCTGTTAATTGAACTGTTTTTCCCAAATTTTCAAAAGATCGATTTAATCCATAGCTATTTTTAGTCGCACCTTCAATTTCATAAGATATGGCTCTTGTGTCTTGAATTACTTGTCTTTCTTTTTTTATAACTCCGTCAAACATTACCTTCAAAGGTTCTTCTATTCCTATAAGACTACTGCTAAACTCTTGCATAGAATCACTTACTAGCTTTGCCCTCAGTACTAAAAATTTTCTATTTGCTTTTCGAAGTTCTTCATCAGCCTTTTCTTTTCTAGCTTGAACTTGTGCTTCTATTTTTCCAGCTTCAAAGGCATCTTTAGCTTTTGTTGGGCAATCACCTCCTGTGTCTGCTGGTGCTGCTGGCGGTGCTGGCGGTGTGATAGTTTCGTGTTTTACAACTACACTAAAATGTTTTGCGATAGCATCTAAAGTATTTGCTATAGCGGCTAACAGAATTCCCGCTTTCGTATCATGAGTGTAAATCGAACCTTTTTTCAAACCAGCTTGCGTAAACTTTTCCATCAAAGATGTAACTTTTTCTTCTTTAGGAGATTTCTTTTCTTCTTTATCTGATTTTTTTTCTTTTTTATCATTTAGAACCTTAATCATTTCATTAAGGTATTTTTTTTGTTCATCAACATCTTTTCCAAAACTGTTTGAAAACTTTTGGAATAATTCAGTTATTTTATTTATTGCTGGGTCTTGTGAAGCAGACTTTCCAACTGGTTTTGCTGCTCCGACAGGTTTATTTAAGCCTTCTGACAATAGGCCTTTGATTTCGCTTAATGTTAAATTAGCAATGTTTTGCCCTTGTATAAACCGACCTAAACTATCAGATACATCAGCCATCAATTACCTTATTTTAAAAATATATTTTAATAGACTGTTATTTACTTTATTTATGTCAGTATCTACAAATTATGTTGCAGATGCAGCAGGATTTGTCATCCTTGATATTTGCTCTCGCACAGATTGTCTTATAGCTTCAACTTCTGATGGGCTAATCGCCCTTACTGATGCAAGAACATTTAAAAGAAATGCACAATCTAAAACTTTTATTTGTCTTATACCATTACGCTTATATTGCCTAAAAGCCTTAATCAATCCTATATATTCTCCCTGCTTTAAAGTATTGTAAGAAAAACCAGTATTATTACAGTTTGGTTGTAAAAGCTTTTTAATGTCATTGAAAGTAAGATAGTGTAGATTTACTCCACGAATATCCATTCTTCCTTTTGTTGGAAAACCAATATCTGTAATTAAAACTAATGGGTAAGGATCATGATTTGGCTTGTGAAATGTATAATTAAATGTAACAAGACTGCCTTTTTGGACAATCTGATTCATTTTAACTACGGATGGGCCATACTGATTTGCAGTTATAGCTTTTCCATAAATACCTTTTCCATAAGCACTTGCGTCTAATTGTGCTGGTTTAAATAAATTTGCAACCATTTTATTATTTATGTCTTACTTACGCAAAAATTGTAATATAGTTAAATAGAAGTTTTGATATTCATAAACAAAGGAGAATAACATGGGTGGTTTATTAGGAGTTTGGAATTGGGTTACTGGAAAAAAGAAGTGTGACAAATGCGGATCGTATGACACTCAACAAGTTGAGAAGAAATTACTTGAATCGGAACAGAGATGGGAAACTGATTTTGCTTATATAGATTTTAAAAATAATACAAGACCTCAAGCTGTATTTACTCGTTCCTATTATGGCATAGTTAGCAAATGTAATGATTGTGAAGATTTATTTTACGATGTTGATTTTGTAAAAAGAAGAGCATAATTTTATACATATGATCAAAGGAGAATTCATGGCAAAGAAAATACCAAGCATAGCATTACAAAAAGGGCCAGATTTATTTTACCCTGGCTCAAGAACTCAAATGACTCATCGTGGAGTTGGTTCTCAAACATTTATTTATACCAAGTATGCCGACCCCAAAGGCAAAAGAATATTTGTAGCACCAGCTAGTGTTTCGCATGTGAGTTTGATTGAAAAAAATCCTGATATATTAAAGGCTTTATTTGGCCCTAAACTTGATACTGTGATGCCAGAAATTACAGAAAAAATTAATGGCAAAGTCACACTTGATGGTTATGCGATCAGATCAAAAACCATAGATGATAATGTTTATGGAAGAACTGGATACTATCAAGGTCATAAAGTTATTATGTTCTGGTATGTTAAAAACTGGGCCATGGCTTTAGAGGCATTAGATCAACTTGATGTTTCTGATGACGATATTATCACTGTTGGAACTAGCGAAGTTGGTTCGGTTGCAAGTGTTAAAAAAAAGCACTTTAAAAAACAATCAAAGGTGATAGTAGATAAAAAGGCTGATGATAAACAAAAGGCTTTGGATCTTATAAAATATCATACTGCCACTGGAATTGAAAAAGAAGCTTTAAGAAAAAAGTTATTTTCTAATGATAGTGGAGTACAGTATCCAGATGTGAGTAAAATGTCGCCAGAGGAAATACAAGAATATCCATGGAAAAGACAACATTGGAGACAAAAGGCGAAAGAAGAAGGATTACCAGATCCTTTTGATTATGGGGAATCTACTGATCATGACAAAAAGAAAGGTTTTTCACAATGGATGAAGAAACGATTGAAAAAAGACTCTTAGAAAATGAATTCCTTGCTTTAAAACTTGGGATTAAAGTCGAAAAAGATATATCGACTGAATCTAAGAACTTTAAATTTAGTGTTAAAGATAAAATTTACAAGATTCGTGGTCGAAAATGTAATATTTTAGAAACAATTTTATTTGATGTGCAAAACGGCACTGGAAATTGGGTCAAAGATGTTGCTAATGAACTAGGAATTGAAGAATGTCTACTTGGAAAAATAAAGGTAAAGTCATGAAATATTTAATATTTGTTCTTACTTTGTGTGTTTTTGGTTGTAGAGTAACAGAAGAGTCGAAGTGGGAAAGTTCTGTTCAATCTAATACAAGAATTTGGACAGATAGACCTCAAGCTGTTGAATACATTGATTTGACAGCAACATTAAAAAGAAACTGGTAACATAAGGAGAATGTCTTGTCTTTTTTAAAAATTTATAATGGCGAAGAAGAAACTAATGTTTCAACTGAAGTGTTTAATGTTCCAAACAACAATTCAAACAAAATGGTTGGAACTTCTAAAAGTGTAATCGATACTTCGAAAGAAATTGATCGTACTCAAAGCAAGGTAAATAATGCTCGTGTCGATTTTGTTGGAGAGCATGTGATTTTAGAGCCATTCGTAAAAAATGAATGTGAATATGAGACACAACAAGTTGCAGAAAATAAATGTGAGATGCAACAAGTTGTAGAAAATGAATCATGCCTTAAAAAAGACATTGAAGAATTCTTTGAGTGGAGTCTTAAAATTCAACAAGAAAAAAAAGATAATGGTTTAATGAAAAAAATCACATCTTTTTTTTCTTGTGTAGTTTAAAGCTTGTTGAATACTAGGCTGCTGTAATCGCTTCCACCAGTTTTAAGAATGTATCCTTTATCTGGTAAGGTTCCAGCCATATCTTCTTCTGCTTTTCCTGTCAGTTCAAAAAAGCGATTTATTTCTCTTCTGACACTTTCAGAAACTTTTTTAGCTGCTTCATCTGCATCCATGGTTTCGCCCATGAAATCGGCAAACATTTTGTCTATATTGAGTCCATAAGCTTTTCCAAAAGGCTGTGTCTCTTCTGCATTTTGAATTCGGAATGCCATAATCTTTCCTCTTGGATATATTCTTATGCCTTCAAATGAAAAGTTCTCATTTGGTGCTTTGACAAACAAATAAGGATCTCCATCATTAAACAATTCTTTAACTTCTAACTTTTGACTGCCAGATGTTAAAATTTTAGATATCAAGCTTAGATGTTCTCTATCTTCTCTCTCTTTGTGATTTATAAATTCATTGAATAACAACATATCATTCTCCATAATTTGGTTAGCAAACACGCAAGAGACATTCGCTTGCACTAGGAACACATCTCATTAAGACTCTTAGGTCGCTTGGATTTCCGTTATATGGAATTTCTTGCCACAACAACCCAGTAAATGAAGATGATGCTTCTTTTAGTATTTGTTGCGATGCTGTCAGGTACAAAATACCATCAATTCTTTCCATGAAATCATTTTCTTCTATGACAGGCTTTCCATCTTTGTCTAATGATCCTGTATTCTTCAAATAGACAACTTTCATATCAACTGCTGGAAGAATCTTACCATCATCATCAATCATGGCTTCTGAATTTTGAGAAAGTATGGTTTTTACCAATAGCTTTCCTTCGGTATAAGCATTTCGAAGTGATGTGCCTAAATCCCAGCCAATAGAATTTATAGTTCCATCTTTAGAAACAACATGAATTATAAATGCTCTTTTCTTAAATGTATTGCTAATACTTTCCATAACAATTCTTCTTCTTAGAACATCTCTTTCTTCTGGACTACCTTCTTCTAGTCTCTTAATTTCTGGTTCGGATAAGTACTTTTCTGGATCTTCTTCTTTTAAGCACCATTTTCCAATTTCAACTCTTCCCCATTTGTCATTAAATCTTGTTGAAATTCTAATGGAATAATCTTTTTCGTTGTAGATAAGATCTTCTGTATTTGCTCCACTTCCAACTTGAACCGCACCAATGAGTGATGATATAAATTTTCTATGCATATCACCTTTAGCACCAAGCAAACCTTTTATTTTTATAAATACATTGTTTAATTCTGGCATTGTTTGCAATGTAGAATTAATGTGAGCAGCCAAAGAACTTGCTGGACTATTTTGATCTAATTCGCCCTTGGTTAATTTTCTTATTTCTTTAGCAGCCTTATCAATGTTTGCATTTTGTCTTAAAAACAAAATTTGAAGATTGTCTTCAACAAATTTACGAGGATATGATTCAAGATCACGATCACGAATTTGATGAATCAGATCAATTAGCTTGTTTACATCATTCTTGGTTGATTCTCTGAAGAATGTATCTTGCCATTCTTCAAATGCCATATCTTTTTCTTCTTTTGGCATATCGGGAGATTGGGGATCTTGCGATACATCTGGGATTTCCGTATCTTTTTCAATTCCTTTTCCCTGAGTTGGGGAATCTTTAGCCATACTAACATTATCTGCTGGAGGATTATTAGGATCTGTGGCATTATTTGTAGTTGGTTGCTCTTGGGCAGGTGGAACTCCTAATCCTACTTGTGGAGGGCCACCTGATGGATTAACATTTGGATCACCAACTTCATTCAACCATTCTTCGATTGCGATATTATACATTTTGTTCCTTTTTATTCTTCGCCTTATTCACAGCCTCAATCAATGCTCTACGGGAACCAGTTTCACTAATGTTAATTGTGTTATTTTGATTAGCTGCTAAGTATTTAGGGAATGTGTCTTTATCTTTTAACTTTACTCTTGTCATTAAATCCGCAACTTTTGACATTTTGTCTGTCATATCTGATTTTATTTTAACAAGATTTACAAGTGCCTCTTTGCTTGAGCTTGTTGCGTCTCCCTCATTGATAACCATTTCTGCCATAGTATCTATAAATCCAGCAACCTGTTGTCTATCTTCTCTGATACATCCTAAAATTTCAGAGTATATATCAACAAGCTGATCATCGGAAACAATATTACTTGGTTCCATTTCAGGAAGTTGATTGCCGACACTTACATTCATTTTTGGCATAAGGTGTTGAAGATTTTGTTCTTCAATAATGTCAATTGTCGATAATTCTTCCAAATTTTCAATTTCTTCAGTAATGTCTTTGGTCATCATATAATATATAGTTTATCCATGGAAGAAATGAACTAATATGACACAACAAAAACAAAATTCGAGAGAGATTGAATATTTTCAAATCCAAATAACTGATTCATTACAGAAGTGTATTGAAATAACAACAAGACTTGATGAAAGAATACAAGTTTTATTTGATGATAGCAGCGAATTTGCTTCGGATATTAAGGAAATGAAAAACAAATTACATGAACTTGATATAAAAACTTCTAATTTGGCACTTAAAATGGAAAGCCATTCTTCTAAAATAGAAAGCCATTCTGACAAGTGGTCAAAGCTATTAGACTGGACTTTTAAAATAGCATTGACAGCAATTTCGACATTTGCAGCATATAAACTTGGACTAAATTAAAAAAAATAGAGATAGAACAGTAAATATTATGATAAACTTTTTTGGGGTAAATGATGAAAAATAAATTTGCTAATTATATTGCGTATAGAGAACAGAATGAAGACAAGCCAAATAACAATGTATTGTCTAAAATAAAACTTAAAAAGAATGATGGTTCTAATGACTTTTTACCATTCTCAGTATCGAAATCATCAAGGCCAAATCTTAGGATTTTGCTTAAGGCTTTTGATATAAGCGATCAAGTTTCTCTTGGCTATACAACTATTGAAAAAAATAAAGGCGAAGTAGAGCCAACTCTTAAAAAGAAAGTTATTTATCTTACTGGTGGTGCCGTAAGAGATCACTTGAAAAATAAAACTCCAAAAAACTACAATCTCGTCACCAATGCTACGGCTAGTGAAATTAAATTAATATTAAAGCACCCAGATAATAGATTTATTGAAATAGCACCACAAAAACCAGAAAAAGCATCACTTGAAAAGTACAATCGATTACCAGAAGCATCTGAAAAAAATAAAATGTTTTATGCTTCGAGATGGGATAAAAGCGGAAAAGAAATTGAATTCACAATTGTAATCAATGATGAAAAGTTTAATTTGGCAACCATGAGCAAGGCATCTAAAAGTGGAATGGTAGAACCAGAATCGGCAGATAGTACTGATTCTATTGAAGATGATGCTCACAATAGAGACTTTACAATTAATTCTCTTTACTTGCCTTTGAATAACTCAGATGGAGATAATACAGACTTAATTGATATGTATGGTGGCGCACATCACCTTAAAAACAATCAGATTGTTAGCGTAAATGATGATTTCGAATCCAGAGTAAACGAAGATCCAAGTACTGCACTTCGATATATTCGAATGATATCAAAATTTGGAGATTCTGATAGACCTTCCAAAAAACATATAAGTATCATCAAGAAAAATGATAAATTATTTGATCTTCCAAAAGATGTTTTGAAAAAAGAATTTTTATCTAATCTCGAAGATCCAGATATCGATACAAGAAAGTATTTAAAGTTACTTGATGGTCTTGGTATTCTACATCACATTCATCCAGCTTCAAATTTAGATGATATGCCACCAAATCTAGTTGGTGATCGTTGGTTAACTCCAGCTTGGTTGGCAAAAGATGAAGATGCAGAAAGCCTTAAAGATATGCTTATAGATCATGGTTGGAGCAAACAAGAAGCTTCTGATATTTCACATCTTGTTAAAATGCATCAATGGGCAAAAAATAAATATGATCCTAATATGTTTTATGATTTAAAGAATCACAAGCATGGTATGACATCAAATAAAGTCAAAGAATGGATGAAGATGAGCAATTTCAAAGATCCTCAAGTAGCCGCCTTCTTTATGCATGATGATTCTGATTTAAAACCATATGTTGATACCAGCATGGGCAAAAAGATTAACCCAGAATATATAAATTCTCTTGGTCGCACTCCACAAGGTGATGATTTTGAAAAAACAAAAAGACATTTATCAACAAAAAGATTTATGGATAGCTATTGATAATATTGTGGTAAATAAATTATATAAATTTAATATTTTTGTATTAATCAATAATTTAAATATTTATCAATAAAACTTATTTTTAATAAAAATCAATTATGATAATACAATCTTTATGGATAGGAAATAATTTAAGCAGAATGGAGGTTTCATCCATAAAGTCATTTTTATCTTTAGGATATACTTATCATTTGTATTCTTATTCACATATAAATAATGTTCCCAAAGGCGTAAAAATTTTAGATGGAAATGAAATTATAGATAGATCTGAAATTTTTACTTATAATCTTCCAGATCATCTAGGGGGCAATAGCTTTTCTGCATTTTCTAATTTTTTTAGATACAAATTACTTTATGAAAAAGGTGGCTGGTGGGTTGATACTGATGTTTATGCTTTGAGACATTTGCCTTTAAATGAATATGTTTTGGCAAAAGAAAATGAAAATAAAATTTCTTCATGTATATTAAAATTTCCTCCAAAACATAAATTTAGTAAGATTTGTTTTGAAAAATGCAAAGAGAAAAATAAAGATAATTTAAAATGGGGAGAGACTGGACCATTATTGGTTACTGAGGTTGCCAAACAAATGAAATTAGAAACTTTTAAAGTACAAGAATTTTTTCCTATAAATTATGATGAGATTGAAATGTTTTTTAAACCGATAAATATTCCAAGTTCTTATACGATTCATTTTTGGAATGAAATGTGGAGAAGAAAAAAAATATATAAAAATAAAGTATATGATAAAAAAACTTTGTATGAAAGACTTATTTCTACTTTTGAAACAAAACTTTTATAATAATAAATTTAAAAAACTTTTTTTACTTTTAATCTTTAGTAAAAAAGTATAATCTTTTGTCCACAATAAATCATAAATGTTTTGTTGAATTACACGCATGACAGCTTTTTGTACTTGTTTTTTTTGCCAGTCATCTCCAAGTAATAAACCGTCTTTTTTCAATAGCGGAAAACATTCTAGTAAATCCCAATACACGCTTTCCTCTTTGTGGCAAGCATCCAAATAAATAAAATCAATACTTTCTTTTTTAAAATATTTTTTTATATTTATAGATTTATCTTCTATGATATTTACTCTATTCAAAAAATCATATTTAAATAAATTATTTTTAAAATATTGTTTTGTTTTATTTGGCCATATATCAAAACAATTCAATTTTATATATTCGTTTTTTTTAAGCATAAATATGGCAGATCTTCCTTTCCAACTTCCAATTTCTACTATAGTTGATTGAAGATTGTATGAGGCTAACAATTCACTAATTACATTTTCATGTTCTTCAACCATCCAATTTTCATGTAAATCATCATATTTATTTGTAATTGCCATTATATCTCTATTTTTTTGGGCAAATGTTTTTCTATAATTTTTTTATATTTATCTAAATTCAATTTTGGAATATTGTAAATAGACTTTGTAAGTTTATCATGTTCTGTGAATGGTAAAATGTATTTATCTATCATTTTTTTATCATATGAATCTGCGTATTTATAAGAATTTTTTAAATTTATGCTATGATATCTTATAAGCCATAAATAATTTTCTGATAAATATGGTTTTAATTTCATGTATGCAAACTCATCATGATTCCAATTCGTTATACAATTTTTCCAACCAATATTTTCTTTATGCTCACCAACTATTCCGTTGTCGCAAACAATATTTTCTGGTAATTCATCCGTAAGAAGTAATATTTTTCCAAAATCATGAAGAATTCCTGCCACAATGAATTCTTCATCAATAACTTTTTTATTTTCCATACTTTCTACAACTTGTAAAGTATGTATCCATTGATTCGTACAATAAAGTTCCTTATCGGTAGGATCGATGCACAATGAAAGTTTTTCAATAAGACTCCATGGTTCGACTAATCCAAAAATTACATTTTTATATTTTTTGTTTAAATCTTCTATTTGATTGGCACTTTGATTCCAATGAGCCTTTTTGATTTTTCTAGCATTGCCATCGAATTCCATCTGATTTAAATTATTGTTAGACTTTAGCATTTTTTCTCTTTGACTTATAAAAGAATATCTTTATATTGTTGGCCTTTAAGCCATATATCATTTTTATAATGAATAATTTTTACATTAGATGGAAAAACTTCTTTAAAATAGTAAAAATTATAAATATCAGTTGGTACTGTTAAAATTTTCAATTCATTATAATAAATTAAATCATTTCTCTGAAAATCTAAATTTAAAATAATATTTAATGCTAATTGATCATTTTTATGTGTTTCAGACATTTTTATCCATTTAGATAAGAAGTTTATGGTTTGTTGTGTGTATTTGAAAAACATAACTCCTGCATTTATTTTTCCCATAACGAATCTATGATCTTTTACAGGTTCATTTTTTAATTCTGATTCTCTACGAATTGTTAAACCTATGTCAAAATCTTTTTCTTTTATTTCGTTCAAAGGTTGATATAGAACTGCGTCTGCATCAAGATAGACTATTGTTTTTTTATATTCCAGCAAAGCATCAAAAATAATTTGTGGTTTATGTATAGCCTTAGATTTCCATGTGTTGTTTACATGGCAATAAAACCCATCTTTTTGAAATGTTTGATTTTTAACAATATATGACTTTCCATAACCAAGATTTCCAAGATCATAAATAACTGGTGTGTAATTTAATTTGATTGTATTTTTAATAGACAATTCAACAATTTTTTTAAATTTTTTATTAGCAGCAGTTAATATAATCATTTTATAAATTCTTTATAAATTTTGCAAAATCATATGTTAATTTATTTATATTCCAAGATTCTATTAATTTATTTTTATTGTCTTCTAAAGTTTCATGAATATTTTCATAATTTGATAAAACCATTTCTATTTTTTGCTCCAAGTCGCAAAAATCTGGCGAACATGGAATATATCTTTTTCCATTTTCAAATATATCAATAGGATAGCAAAAAACATGATTACTATTTGGTTTAATCAAAACTGTTTTGGTATACATAGATTGAAAATCTCTATAATTCCATTCCCCCATACCCCATGGAGATAAGCAAATTTTAGATTTATTTAATATGTCTTGATATGTTTTTTGATCAAGTGTTATTTTTCCATTTTTTTCTGCATACAAAAAAACATTATATTTTGATTTCAATTCGTTTAATTTTTTTACAACTATATTACGATGCCAATTCAATATATTTGGTTTACTTATACCATCATAACAAATATTTCCAACAAACATCACATCATATTCTTTTTTACATGATGGCAAATTTTTATAAGATAAAAATCTATCTTGTATTGATGTTGGTATTAGACATTTAATTTTTTTTAAATTGTCACAAGATATTTTTATATTTTGCTCTTCATTTTCACCTAATTTTGCATAATTATTTAGTAATTTGCAATGGTATCTTCCAGAATACACATCTGAATTATGCAACTTTTCATCTCTTAAAGTTGTTGTTTTTATTATAGATAAAACATCATTTCTATCAATTGCCTCCCTAACATGTTTATGATATAATATCGAAGAATCTGCTCTCTCTATAATAATTTTAGGTTGTTTGTTTTCAATATATTCAGGATATAATCTGCTATGTATTAGTAAAATGTCTGCATTATTTTTTGTAAAGCTTATTCCATAGTCCTCTAAATTATATTTAAGTATTGGCGAAGGCTCCGTTTTTTCTGTTCCAATATCACCCAAAATAGGATTTATTCGAATCATAATTTTATCCTATTTTTTAAAAACAAATTAAGCTCATTTTTTCTATATCCATGAAAATGTATTATTTTTGTTTTTGAATTAAAATATTCACATATTGGAGCATAAGTATTACCTATGCTCCAACTTGTATTATATTCTTTATTTAAAATCAATCCATTTAATTTTATACATATAAATGTAAAAATTAATTCATCTAAAAATGTAATACTCAATAAGTTTTTCTTTTTTTCCCAATATTCTTTAAAAAGAGAAGAAATCAAATTTGAGTTTTGAAAAATACATCCTCCATTTAACTTTTCTCCTATTTCTGGCCATGCTGCAAAAGTCTTTTGGCCTAATTCTTTTGGCATAGCCATGCAGGTTTCTAAATCATCTATTTCATCTATATTCCTAATAATTAAACAATCTAGATCAAGAACTAGGCATCTCCCTAGATAATCAAAGGATTGAGATTTCATCCAACCAACCTTATGCAATACATCACTTTTGTAAGGTGGTTCATGATCAATTATCTTTACCACATCATATTTCCATATTTTGGGAATTTTTGTAGTCTCATCGGTCAATAATATTGGTTCCATTTTTGTTTCGCTTCTTTTATAAAAATCTAACCATATATTTAAAAGATTTTCCGAAACAGAGTGATGTTTTCTTTTAGTGTCTAACTTTTCATCAAAGTATATAATGCTTATTTTTGTTTTCATAATACAATCCAATAGTTTTTTCTATAAATGGCTTTGCCCAAAAAATGCAAAAAGGTATATTGACTTTTTTTATGTTTTTGTGAATATATAATATATTTTTTATATTTTTTATATTCCTTAAACATGATATAGAACATATTGTTTTATTTCCCACATTTAAATTTTTTTTTATATGTATAAAATTTAGAAAATCAATATGATCATTTACTGATTGGCTTGTTTTGAAAACTTCTTCCTGTAGCTTAAGAACACCTTTTTTAGTCATGGCAAAATTATTTGAATGAAGTTTTCTTTTTTGTTTGAAATTGAACCATGGCTGACTAGGCAATTCTTCGTTTGGATACATGACACTTGTAATAAACTCACAAGAATCCCAATATATCAAATCGTAGGAAAAAATATCTTTCACATTCAACAAACTATCAATTAAATCTGGTGAATATAAATCATCATCGTCTGTAAATAAAAAAATAGAATTTGAGTCACAATCTAATACTTCAGACCAAGTAAATAATTGTTTAGATGGAATCTTTTTCCAATTATCTAATGCTATATCAACTATTTTTTGTCTAAATTCAAAGTACTTATATAATAATTTTTTATCCCATTCTTTTATCAAGTCTAGAATTATTTTCATATCCCATGGTCTATTTTGTTGTAAGAAATTTTCATAATTTAATTCTTTATAATTCACTTTATTGCTTACATAAGTATAAACATTGATATTTTTATATGCCATGATTTGATTATTTATGATTATAAAACCAAAAAATAGAATTGAACTTTTAAACATTTTACCTAAAAATGGCATAGTTGCTGAAATAGGAGTTAAAAGTGGTCTGTTTGCCAAGCACATTTATGAGATTTCACAACCCAAAAAAATATTTTTGATAGATTGTTGGGAAAGTCAGAAAGGATCTTACGAAATTGATTCTACAAATAATCAAAATCATGAAAAGTGCTATAAAGATGTATTAAATCATTTTGGTAAATATAAAAACGCAATAATCATAAAAGATTATTCGCATAATGCTTGCAAATGCTTTGAAAATAACTTTTTTGATTGGGTTTATATTGATGCCAATCATACTTATGATGCAATTTTTAACGATATAAATAATTGGTGGCCACTGATTAAAAATAATGGGTACATATGTGGACATGATTATTTTACAGATTATTGGGTCGATGTTGAATTGGCAGTTAATAACTTTTTAAAATTAAATAAAAAAAATCTATATGCTTTAACCTTATCGAAATATCCTAGTTGGTGCATTAAGAAAAATGAAATTAAATTAATATGAAAGAAATTAGAATAATAGGCATGATGCGATCTGGACATCATGCAATTGCAAACTGGATTTTCAATCAAGCCAAGGAAACTGTTTTTTTTATAAATAGGATTCAAGGAAAGAAAATTCACTATACAAATATAGATTTTACCTTTTGGAAACCAGACTATTTTATCTACAATTTTGAAGATGAAAAAATTGAACAGGTTATTGAGGCAATATCAAGAATTAAGTTTTTTTATGACTTAGAAGAAAACTATAAATATATAGTAGTAATTAGAGATCCATATAATTTATTTGCAAGTAGAGCAAAAAAAGAAGAAGATCTTAAAAGTGTTGGCAAGAATACAACTTCTATGGTTGGAAATTTAACTTCCGAAGCAATTGAATTGTGGAAAGAATTAGCCTATGAATATTTAGATAATAAATCCATACTTAAAAACAAAATATGTGTAAATTATAATTTATGGTCATCATGTAAAAAATATAGACAAAAATTAGCTAAAAAAATTGGAATTTATTTTACAGATGAAGGATTTAGAGAGGTACCAGTTTTTGGCAATGGAAGTAGTTTTGATTTCATGAAATACAATGGTAATGCACAAAATATGAAAATACATGAAAGATATAAGGAATACTCAAACTGTTCTTGGTTCAAATCTATATTCGATAAAGAGACTAAAGAATTAAGTCAACATATATTTAAAATATCTCCATTTTAAAACACATAAACATTATATTAATTTTTTTGTAAATATTGATTGTATGACTCTATAATTTCTTTTGCCCAAATTTCAGCCAACCAATTTTCATTCCATGAAGATAAAATTTTATTTCTAGCTTGGACTCTCATGAATTCTAAATTTTTCCAATTATTTAAAATATAATAAATTTTATCCATTAAATCTGAACAATCAACATTAAAAGGAACATAATAATTATTTTTAAAAATATTTGGTAATGAAACAACATGGTCACTATTTGGCTTTAGAAGAATTGCACCACAATAAATTGCATCAAAATCTCTATAACACATTTCTCCCCATCCCCAAGGAGAAATACAAATTTTCGAATTCAACAAAGAATTTATCCAATCTTTTCTTTTTAAAATTTTATTTACAAGTTTACTACAATTTAATTGTTCTAATTTTTGACTTATAGATTTTCTATGACAAAAAATTACAGGGGAATCTTGCCACATATTGCAAAGATAATTTACATCTATTTTTCTTTCTTGTTTGTAATTTATTTTTTGTCTTCTTACTTCATTGAATAATTCTTGACAACAAAGAGGAACCATACATTTTATTTTATTTAATGCTTTTTCAGACATCGAATTAGTAAAAACCAATGAATCATTCAATTTAAAAGCATTTTTGATTAATTCAAAATGATATCTATCTGTTCCGCAATTATTTATTTTTTTTGGATCACATATAGATGTTTTAAATATTCCCAAAACATTTTTTTCTTCGGCCATTTCTCTTACACATTCATTATGCACTATGCAAGAATCTGCTCTTTCTAAAATAATCGTAGGTTTTTTTACTGATAATGCTTTTTTATGATGTGATATAAGTATGTCATAATTAAAGTCGCTAATAGTAATTCCATATTGTGCAAATTTTTCTTTACATCTTAGTAAAGGAATTATTTGATCTATTGCTTCTTTTCTTTCTTCCAAATTAAATTTTACTTTTATATTTTTATATTTCAACATATGCTAAATTATAACAAATTAATATAATTTTTTCCATGTTTGTTTAAAAACTCTTTTAAGCTTACTTGGTTTGATAAATTGCTTATATTTAATTCTTCTGCCGAACTCAAAATAGAATCGTGTATTGGTAAATTCCATTTTTTGCAAAATTTTACACCATTGTATAATCCCATCAACCTAACTAAGCTTCTTGAATCGGAATAATTATAATCAATATAATTGTGATGCAAATGAAGCTCGTTGCACTCAATTGGAATAAAATTATATTTTTGATTGTAAGCACTCATGTAAAAATCAATGTCTGGAAATCCCCAACCAACAAAACTACCATCAAATCCACCACTCTTGTAATATCCTTTTTTGGTAAAAGCAACACAACCAGACATAGGATTTTTTCTTCTTATGGCATCTATAGGATTTGAATATACTCTTTGATCTTCTATTACAAAATGTTTATTTTCTTTAAAATTATCACGCACACTTTTTATTGTTTTAAAATCATGATCTTTCAAAAATTGATATAGATACTTTGGAAAAACAAATGATTTGTCATCAACTTTTGAATAAATTAATTCAAAGTAGTTTTTAGGCAAAATTCTATCTGAATCAATATAAATGATTTTATCATTATTTGATTTTTCTATACCAGCCTCAATAGAATTTTTCCAACAATAAAAATTATGATTTCTTTTGACCTCTACATATTCATAATCACAATTAAAATTAATTTTACCATCAACACTTATTATAATTTGACATGATTCAAATCCATCCATCTCTTTTAAAAAATCTAATGTTTGCAAAAGGTTTCTTTTTCTGTCAGTAGAATATAAAATTAAAATGCTATATTTCATTTTTCTTTTTTTAAATTGTGTAAACTTAAACTTATATATCTATAACAATTAAAATATTTTTAATCTATTATGAAACCTTTAGTAAGATGGACAATTGGATTTGACAAAGAAGATTCTTATAAAATTTTAAAATTATCAATTTCTAATTTTTATAAACTTTATGGCGACACATTTGATTATGCGGTTTGTTACAATAAATGTAATGTTGAAAAAATAAAAATGGATATCGATCTAATAACAATAGATCAAACAAAATATATGGAAACTTTAAAAGTTTTACCATTTTCGACCTCTTGGAAGTTATATCCTCCAAGAATAAGACTTACACAACATGAAATATTTTTAGATAATGATGTTGTTATTTATAAAAAAATTCCCTTAATCGATGAGTTTCTTAAAAGCAAAAAAATAACATTTGCTACAGAAGCAAAAAAAAGAAATTATGGAAGTTTTGATAAAGCCATACCAGAAAAAACACTTATAAATACAGGTGTATTTGGTTTGCCTCCTTATTTTGACATTAAAAGTAAAATAAATGAAATGTTAAAAGACGGATGGAATAATTGGTATGACGAACAAGGATTAATAGCATCAATATTATTTAAAGAAAATAACTTTAAAATAATATCAATTAATGATATTTTCGTATGTTTCGATGAATTAAAATTTGGTCAATATGGAATACATTTTGTTGGTTTGAATATAAATGACAATAAATATTGGACAAAACACTTCAAAAATTTCAAACTATAAAATAGTCAAAATGTTTTTTTTAATTTTTTTAGAGTTTAGTTTTAAATCGTGGAATCCAAATGATTTATTGTCTTCGTAATTGCCATGTTCTGTTGAAAACCTATAAGCAATATCAGAAGGAGCATACTTACAACCATGATTCTCAAATTCCTTACGCAAAATATCAGAAAGCATAACATCATCTGGGTTGTCTACTTCTAGATCTTTTGTAATTATTTTTTGTGCTTCTAAAAACTTTTTACTTTTTAAACAGAATCCACCATTTCCAACAAGATCGTTTAACCAAGGCCATGGCGCACCAATATAATCATAATCAAAAAATGTATCATCCCAAGCATTTGGATTTACAACAAAACCATCCCATTGAACAGTAAGACAAAAATCAGAATCTATTTCATATGGCAAATTCTTCACAATGAAATTATCATAATCTCTTTTTGAATTTATTTTTTCGATTAACTTGTAATTCATGTCAACTGGTTTGTGAGTGAATATAATCGTATCATAAAAATCACAATACTTATTGCACATTTTTAATGCATATATGCTTTCTACTATTTTACTAGAAGATACAGAAATACATGTGACATTTTTTAAATTAATTTTACTCATAAACTTAAAAGTATTTATGAATAATATTAAAATTTTACTACAAATTATAATATCCCAAGATATGTTTTATTTCATCGGTATTAAATTCTTCTGTATCAACATATGGTTTATCGTTTTTTTCATCGACTTGCAATAAAATTAGATTTTGCTTTGCAGATGAATCTTTTGGAGTAACCCAACTTTGTGGATGACCGCTTGGTTTCCACCAAGTTTGAGGATCTTTTACTGAATTTTTTTCTAGTTGGTTCATCAATTGGTAAAAATCAGATATAACTAATGAATATTCGATATTATTTTCTAAAGCTAAGTTTTTCTCTTCTTTTGGATCTTTTTCAATATCGTACAATTCAACAATATTATTTTTTAAATGTATTTTGTAATTATCTTTTCTTATAACAGCATATGCTGCTATTTTTCTCTTACCGTCAATATATCTTTCAAAATTACCAAAAAACAAATCATAAATGATTGTTTTTCCTTTAGGACTTTGTTGGTACTCAATAAATTTAGATATATCAGAACCATCTATTTTATCATCATGATTTACGCCAATTAATTTGCATAATGTCGGAACAAAATCAACGGCATGATACAAGCCATTATTTATCAATCCATTATTCCAAGGTTTATAATTTATAAAATTTATTGCTTTAATGCCACCCTCATAGTTAGTGGTTTTTCCTCCACGATATATGCCATTATCACTACCAGCATTTAAAAAGCCACCATTATCACTTGTAAACCATATTAGTGTATCTTCCCTAAGATTATTGTCATCTAAAGCAACCAATATTTTCCCTATGCAATCATCTAAATGTGTGACCATAGACAACAAATCTAGCCTTTTACCATTTAGCTTATCTTTATAAACTTCTTTGTATTTTGATGGGTATTGCAATGGAGTGTGAGGGGAATTGTATGCTATATAATAAAAGAAAGGTTTTGTTTCGGTTTTTAAATTTTCTACAATCTTATTCGTAAGACAATCAGCATTATGACCCTCGCAATATGTTGGTTCATTATTTTCTAACAAATCATGAATTGCTCCGTTTTTATTTGTCCAATGATCTATATTTCCATAATAATTTCCATAATGATAATCAAAGCCACGATTAATTGGTATGTATTTGACATCTGAATGACCTAAATTCCACTTTCCAAACATTTTTGTCGTATAATTTGCATCTTTGAAATATTGTGGCAAAAACTTTGCATCTGAATTTATAGAATTTGTATTCCATGGCCAAATAACCCTTTGCATTCCCAATCGATAACAGTACATCCCAGTCATGAGTGCTGCTCTAGTAGGAGAACAACTACTCTGAACATAAAAATTTTCTAATCTTGTTCCTTCTAAAGCCAACTTGTCAATGTTTGGAGTTATAGCATCTGCATTTTTATATCCAACATCACCATAACCCAAGTCATCTGCGATAATAATAATAATATTCATGTTTTTATATATGATAATTGCAAATGTTTAATCTATTAAATTCATGAAGGATTTATTGATAGGTTCTGTTTATTCAACAAGCGATAGAAACAACTATTGGTATAAACTACAAACAGATTTTATAAAAAAAAACACAACAAATGTAGAATATGATTTTTCTATTTTTTTTAATTGTAAAAAAGAAGAATACGAAGAAGAACAAATATTTGAAAAAAACATTATAGCAAGAGGATTAAATGGTTATTACTTATCTGAAAATCATAAAAATGGATTAAACCATATCATAAAATATGCAAAAGAAAATAAATATAAGAATTTGCTTTTGCTAGATAGTGATTGCTTTCCTATTAAAGAAAAATGGTTTAATGAACTATTGTGGCTAACAAAAGATGTACATTATGCTGCTCCCATTAGATTTGAAAATCTTGATAATTTCCCACATCCATGTTGCTTTTTTATAAAAAACATTACTGATAGCAATGTATTTTTTTTATTCCAAGAAATAACCACTTTGGTTGGACAAAAACTTAACGAATGCATCCCAAATATTGATAATTTTTATCCATTGATTAGATCAAATTACAATAACCCAGACCCAATTATGTGTGGAATATATAAAGATATGTTTTATCATCATGGCTGTGGAAGTAGAATTACAAAATCATCTAGATGTAATGATTTAAATTATTATGGAATGCTCAATAGTTTAAATAGAATCAATAAACATGAAAACGCTCTATATGAAAAACTTATAAACCATCCAGAAGAATTTATTTCAAGTCTCATGCGTAATAATCAAAATAAAGAAAATTTAATATGACAGTACTATTAGGATTTTATCTTGGTCATGACAGCAATATCGCAGTTTCTATAAATGGAAAAATAAAATATAGAAAGTCAGAAAGATATTTTCAAAAAAAACACCATAAAGCAAATTTACAATTCGTATTTGACACTTTGAATGATTGGGGAATTGATAAAGTTGACTATTGTGCATACACAGATGGAAATAGACAAAATTTAGGTATATGTCAAAAAAATGAATTTTTTTGCGATGGATCATTGAAACAATTTAAAAGCTATTGTCTAGATCATCATTATGCTCATGCTTTAAGTCTTTGGCCTGTAATTGACACAGAAAAAATAAACTATTCCGTATCAATCGATGGAAGAGGAGATTGGAATAGAAGCATGATGGTAATAAAAAACCCAGCTAGAAATCCAACAATAGTAAAGTCGCAAGATTCCCTTGGCATGGGATATGAGTTTTATCTAATGGGTAAAATGCTTGGGTTTACAGGAATGGAATATGACTTTGCTGGTAAACTTATGGGATTACAATCATATTCAGAAGATGATATTGTTAAATTTGGTTTGCCAAAATTGAAAAATACAAGTTATAAAACAAGCCTTCTGTATGGAGATAACAATGCTTATTCTACCTACAAAGAATGGCATGAGTATTGGTGGAATTATGTAAAAAATGTATTTGATTTTCCTAAAGATTCTATCATTTCATATACTGGAGGATGCGCACAAAATTCTGTTTATAACTATAGATTAAAAAAAATGTTTGAAAATATACATATACCACCACATGCTTATGATGGTGGACTTTCTTTAGGATGTTTGGAATTCTTAAGAATAAAATATGATTTAAATCAATTTGAAAATACTGATTTTCCATTTTGGCAAGACGATTCAATAGATGAACAACCAACATTAAAAACAATAAAATATGCAGCAGAATGCATCTCCAGAGGCAAAATAATAGGTTGGATGCAAGGATCTGGCGAACTCGGCCCTAGATCTTTAGGAAATAGATCGATTTTAATGAATGCTATAAATCCAAAAAACAAAGATATATTAAACGATAGAGTTAAAAAAAGAGAAATGTGGAGACCATATGCTGGTTCAATACTCTCAGACTTTACCACACAATATTTCGACATGGATAAAAGTGAATATATGTTATATGCCTGTAATGTCACAAATGGGAACATACCAGCGGTAACACATGTTGACAACACTTGCAGAATGCAAACCGTTAAAGGTGGAATATTCGCAGAGCTTATTTATCAATACTACAAATTGACAGGAATTCCATTAGTTTTAAATACTTCTTTAAATGTTATGGGAAAACCAATAAAATCCAAAATAGAAAACCCAATAGAACTATTGCAACAATGTAATCTTGATTACCTTTTTGTTGGAAATAAAATATATCACCAATTAAAACTATGATACCAGTTATAATAAATAATAGAAACAGATTGACTCATTTTAAAAGTCTTATAAATTGGCTTCAAAAAATAAATTGTAGAATTATTGTTCTCGATAATGATTCTACATATGAACCATTAATTGAATATTATTCAAATATATCCAATGATGTTGAGATTTGTTTTCTCGGACAAAACTTAGGACATCAAGCTTTGTATAGTTGGAAATTACATCAAAAATTTAATGAAAAGTTTTTCATATACACCGATTCCGATGTTGTTCCAACCGATCTATGCCCATTGAATGTTCTTGATTATCTTGTAGAAAATAAAAGCAAATATAGAGATTATCACAAAATAGGACTTTCACTTAAAACTGACGACATACCAGATCACTACCAACATAAAAAATTAGTTTTAAAATGGGAAAACGATTTCAAGAAAAAAAACTTAAATGATTTTTATATTTGCCCAGTAGACACTACATTTGCCATCTATGAAACAAAAAGCTTGGCATCTGAAAACCATATTTTATCGCCATGCCTAAGAACAAAAATACCATACGAAGCAAGACATATGCCTTGGTACAATGATACCAATAAATTAAATGATGAAGAAGCATATTACATATCTCATGCAAATGCAAGGTTTCAAAACATACATGGAAAAAACATACCAGTTGGAATGTGGACTCAACTAGATAAGAATAAAGTTATAAAAGTTTTTTAAAACCTTTAACTGCAAAATGACAATCACGAAAGCAAGGCAAGTCAGATGAACAATCTTTTTGTAAATTTATAATTCTTTCAAAATCAAGAGATGACCATTTGCTTTCGTATAAATTTCCTATCTTCATTTCACATCCATAATCATTAGTACAAGCCAAAGCGGTGCCATCTGGAAGCACTACTGGCCTTTTTTTCTCATGAAGCTTATCGCAAGTAACAGGATGTAATGATTTTTTTATATTCAATTGTATTAATCCGACACTTTGCAAATTACCAGACCTAGAAATAATTTCTTGAAACTTATGATTAAGTTTATGTTTGTTTAATTTTTCATTTATGCTTTCAAAATCTTTTTCATTAAATCCAACTTCTAAAAAACATGAATTAGGTAAATACTTTTTTATTAAACCCAACTTTTGCCAAATACTCTCATCGAAATTTGGCATCATTGTTTTTTCTCCAACATGGAAATTGACATGAACTTTCTTGCAATTGGCCAAAAAGATTAAATCGTCTTCTGTAATTTGATAACCAGTTGTAAAAATCACATATCTATAAACCAATTCTGTGGCTTCGCACAAGGAAACTAAATTTCTCCAATCCTTCAAAGCTAACGGCTCACTAAAACCAGCAAAATAAACTTCAATTAAGTGTTTGTCTTCTGTGGCGTTATCGATAATTCTTTTTAAGTAATCAACCGATAAAGTTTTATTTTTTCCGTAATCTGATTTTAAAAACTTTGATTGAGGACAATAACTGCAATTTATTGGACATCCAATTCTTAAATTTAATTCAATAGATCTATAATTATGGTTCATAAAAAAATTGTTTATTCTCCAACTCTTTTGGGCCATTCGCACCATATTTTGTCACATCGACACTTTTATAATAATCGACAATTCTCTGAAATCCTGTTCCATATACATCCATTTTTCTAGTTATATTAAATGATGTTGCGTTGGGATAAAACGAAGGAACGCAATCAAAAAAATATCCTTCTATTCTAATTCCTTGTAATTTACTTATAAATTTAATATCACGAAGCTTTTCTTTTATACATATCAAATGATTGGTTTGATATGCACCCATGTTTGTCCATCTCTTCTCATGAGCCAAAATAACTTTATGTCCTGATACTATTTTTTGAGACAGCTTTTTGAAGTTACTTCCACATGACATTGTATCATGTAACAGAAAAACATATTCAGATCCTCGATATTCAATTTCAGATAAATGAATTAAGGCAGAATATTCATATGCGTTATAAGGAACGCAATAAGTCTCAATGTTTTGATATTGAATAACTTCATTACATTTGCAAATTACAATTATTATTTCATTATCTAAAACTCCACAATTGCTTAAACTTTTTATGATCACAGGCAAAGTTTTTAAATAATATATTGAATTTGAAGCAACAAGATATTTTATCTTTTTTTGATTCTTTAACATAATTTATACCAAATTGGAATATTTCTTTTTTTCCAAGTGGCTATGTGAGATTTTCCTTTTATGTAATAGTTTTTATAACCTTCAATTGGATCTTTAAGCTTTAATTCTTCTGGCATCGCTTGGACAAATTCAGTCATTTCTATATTGAGTATGCTACAAGCGTTTTTTAGACATTCCTCTATAATAGATCTGCACTTATGATCTTTTTCATATCTATATGAATATTCCTTGCAAAGCTCCATGCCCAATTCACAAAGCCAAATGAAATTACCCATACTTTTACCAGCCCAAATTGTACATGGATGATTGATATGAGTAGATTTATATGGAGTCTTTATATCCTTTTGATTTAATACAGTACAAAGAATTTGTGCAGTCTCTAATGACATCTTAACAACATGTTTGTCCATATGCCATTGAGCAGCTTGCTTTGGATTTTTATCTAATGCAAATATATTCACGATTAAATTCATCCTTGTCTTTGAAATCTAAATAAGTTTGCGGAAACTAATGCCAATACTTAAAAGCTTTTCTTTTATTTCCATGATGGTCGCATTACCGCAATTTCTTAATGCTCTGATTTCATTTTCAGTTTTTTTAGTTATTTCGCCAACAGTAGCCAATCCAGACCTTCTCAAAGCTTTCCTAGCCCTAGTTGAAAAACAAAGCGTCTCAATCGACATATTCATGACTTCATTTATTGCATCAGCAGGAACAGTTTGCATCTTGCTCAAAAGCCAGTTGTTGATATCTTTGACATGATACATTTCCATATCTGTTAATTTACGATATTTCTCCAAAACATATATAGGTTTAGGAAAACCATCACTAGACACCAATTCATCGATATCATTATCATGAACAGATAGCATAATCACAAGATCTTGTTTGCGTATGAACATTTCAAATTTCCTTATTTGTTAGATTTAGATTGACTGATCTGTGGCTTGATAATTATCTTCTTTTTTTCAAGCATAGCCTTATCAAACCATACCTTCCACAACAACCCAATAGAGTTCTTCGTTTCTTCCTCGTGAATAACCAAAGGGCCAAAATCAACGAAGTTTTTACCACCTAAATACAAGTTACTAATCTGAACAAGACTATATCTAGCACATTGACTAACTAATGCATCTTCATCGCTGACAAGTTCAACTAATTCAGTCACATACTTTTCTTGATACTTATGTGCAGCCAAAGCAGCGGCAGCCTTAACCCTTTTGTCGGAACGCCCAAGAGATGCAGTAAGCATGACTTCATCGCAACGACATAATTGATTGGCTAAAAACAAAACATATTGCCAATCAGCTATTATCTTTTGCTGCTCATTCGAAGGAAGCCTACTCATTCCACCAACTGGAGGAGATTTAGGCGGGGGTAATGGAGGTCAGCCAGCGTAAATTTTGGCATTTAAACCAAGATATAGGCCTACCAATAAAATAAACATAATTTTTTTCATGGAAATCAATCCTTTCTTATATTTAATTTACTGCACTTATCACTAATTTAAAGTAATAAAAGGAGAATTAATGAAATACTTTGTTAGTGCTACGCTTTCGCCACAAGTGCAATGGCAATTAGAACTTATGATAGAGAGCTTCAAATCACTTGGAATTGAAGATAAATTATTTATTTATTTGGCAGTAGATGGAACACCAAATTACCTCGATAATTATTCGAAAAATATCAAATCTCATAAGAATCTTATAAAACATATTAATTATGGAAGAAAAAAAGGATTCGAACCATTAAATACGGTTTTTAGTATCGTTAATGCAATAAACGATGGAATCATTCAAGATGAATTCGTGTTACTTCCTACCGATTGCATCATTTATAAAGAACTTGAAGAAATTGAAGAAGTTGATAATATATCTTTTTGTAAGTTCCAAACAGATCCATTGTTTACACCAGAACTAATCAATAAAGAAATAGATCTTAAAAACTTTGACTTAAATGTTTCTGAGATATCATCAGATTCTTGGCCATATGCTAGTAGCGTTTTTCACTTCAGAAATTTTTCAATAGATTTCTTCAATGAACTTGGAATAATAAGTGAAGAATATGTGTTTAATCAAATTAAAAACAAACTAGAACCTTGGAACAAAACAGTTCAAATCGCATTAAATGTAGAACTTAAAAAGTATCTTGGAAAATATTCATCATTACAAACAAGTGAAATGACATGTAATCTATCATCCAACAAAGTAAATAACTTTATTCATTACGAAAGTGGATACTATCCAATATTTAACAAAAATATGTTTCTATTCAACCCGATTTCTTTCGGCAACCCAATTGAAATACTAGCATACAACGCACCAACACTTGCGTTCGCTTATACCAGTGGAATTGCACAAAAATATCTAAAGAAAAACAAAAATGTATAAAAAAGTAAATATAGATCCAAAAATTAAAATAAAAGTGGAAGACATTATAGAACAACCAGTAATTGTTCGTGTTAGAAGATTTACAGAATCAGCATGTGCCGATTTTACAAATCAATTAAACAAAGCAATAAATACAGGCCAACCATTTATACCAATAGTTATAGATTCCTATGGAGGTCAAGTCTATAGCCTCATGGAAATGATTAACAAAATACAAACATGCTGCATCCCTTGTTACACTGTCGTTGAAAGCAAAGCTATGTCTTGTGGAGCTATTCTTTTTGGAATGGGCCAAAAAAGATTCATGGCACCAAATGCAACTATTATGCTTCATGAAGTATCCTCCGCATCTACAGGCAAAACAGAAGAAATTAAAGCAGATGCAAAAGAAACAGATAGACTTAACAAATTAATCTTTAAAATCATGGCAGAAAATTGCAAAAAAAAATCTGACTTTTTTCTAAGTCTTGTTCACGATAGAAGTCATGCAGATTGCTACTTCAGTGCAAAAGAAGCCAAAAGAATTAATCTCTGTACCGAAATAGGAATACCACAACTCACCATAAATGTCGATCTTTCATACAAATTAGAAAAGATTTAATTTAAGGTTGAAATAGTTTTTCTTTGTGGTATCTTTCTCAGAGGTCAACAACAATCACTTGGAGTCTTATCATGGAATCGAAAAAACCTTTATTGGTTGTAGGTGCAGCTTTCATAGCAGCTTTTGGATTTAGTGTGTATAAACAACTTGAGTTAAACCAATTGCGATATGAAAATACTACTATTCGCTTTGAAAATAGTATGGCTTTAAATCAAATCAGAACAATGGAATCTATGCCAAATTATGACGATGGATATAGAGACGCAATTGTTAAAATTGGCGGACCACAAAGTGCTGGAAGCTATCAAGATGGATGGGATGCAGCTTTTAAAGTCGTAGGATCTAGCACCTATTCAGAAGGATATCACACGGCAATCAAACAATTTGGCTATACAAAAGATGGAAATACCAAATGGATCATACAAGAATCTATACCAGTAAATAACCCAATTAACACACCAAAGAAGTAAAGGATACTTTAATGTTTAAGGAACAAGAATCGAACGAAATACTTGGCATTGGCAATGAAGTTGTAAAATTCATTGAAAAGGATAGCGATGATGTGATCTGCTATATCGGAAAGAAAGATGAGAAAGATGTTATCTTCTTCCATAAGCCAATGACACCAGAAATTATAATTGCTATCTCAAATATTCTAAGCAAAAAGAAAATGAGAAAAGCCCTTGTGAAAGGCAATTATAAAAAGGCACAAAAAATAGCACAAGAACTTTAAAACTAATCAATAATATTGCGAAATAAAATTTTAGTTTTTATTGTGGATAGTAAATAATATAACAAGGATGTTTTATTTTGGCATGGATGCCAATATATATTTTCATGATAAATTATTATAAAAAATTAATTTATATCCATCCTCCAAAAACTGGTGGATCTTCTATTGTTGATCTTTGGGGAGAAAAATCACCCATACCAGAAGAACAAGGAAAATACGAATCACTTCCAGTACATCATTCAATAAGATTTTATAAAAACTTTAATTTTAATCTAAATAATTACTTCATTTTTGCAACAACAAGAAACCCTTGGGATAGAATTGTATCAGCATATTTTTGGCTGGTAAAAAATGAGGAAGGAAGATTACCTAAAAATATAGAAGGTAAAGATTGTAACTTTGAAGAATATGTCGAATGGCTTATGGTAAATAATACCAGTATAAATCATAATAAAAACAATCGACATTGGTCTCACCCCAATCCAGTATGGGATTGGATTACTATAGACGATCAAGTGTCTGTAGATTATTTTTGCAATATCCATACATTCAAAGAAGACTTTCAATTCGTTATTGATATTTTAGGCACAAAGAAAATTTTGCTCCATTCTAATAAATCATCACACGATGATTACAGAAAATATTACACAGATAAATTGGCCGAGAAAGTCGCATTTATCTTTAATAAAGATATCGAATACTTTAAGTATAAATTTGATGATAAAAATTATTCTGACTTTAATCGAATCGTAAATCTAGAAAAAATAGAAGAATATAAAAGGCTTAAAAAATTTATAAAAATTTAAATTCCAAATATTTTTTTTACCCAATCATTACCATATTTCTTTTTGACGAATGTACGCAATGGTTCCGCATCAGAAGCAGTCTTGAATTTTTCCAAATATTCTGTCGCCTCTTGTTCGTTATTGTAAATCAACATTCCTCTTTCTATATTCCAACGAACAAAAACAGATAAATTTTCAGAATTATAACTCGACTCATTAGAATCTAAAACCATAAGCAATGTTAGAACATATATATCAAACTCTAACATGTACCTTACAGTTTCTGCCCTACTCTTAATCTGTAAATCCTTTCGCACTTTACTTCCATTTGTGTAACTTACCCATTCATCCAAAAGATATAAAGATCTATCGCCCCAACTAGATGCCTGTTCCACCAAATAAAGATTATAAACACTTCCTCGCAAACTTCTTGGAACTTTAGAAGCAACAGTTTCAATTCTAGTCTTTGGCTCATTCAAAATAATCGCACGATCCTCCAAACAATAAAATGCATTAATTGGAGTTCCATCATAATACTTGTTGCGAATAAAAGAATTTATACCATGCGTAGTCTCATGACCAGCAGTAATTAAATCCGAATCATTATAGTAACCACCATCATCTATGTGACACCTAATGTCAGACAAAACACTATAAGATTTTGATTTTTTTATGGCAGGATAAATAATCCATTTTGGTTGCTCATACTTTTCTTCTTTTTTAATTTCATTTTCTACTACTTTTCCTTCTGGCCTCTCTTTCATACATATGCCAATCGCAGAACCAGCTAAAAAACCTATAATTAACAAAAATATTAGCTTTTGCATTTATACCCCTTTATTTCCCACTATTTGGAACTATCATCGTATAAGAGTAAATGCCAGCAGATAATATCGCACTTCTATAACCATCCATGTAACCATTTCCAAGACATATATCACAAGGCAAATATAAAAAACTACCACTACCTTTGCACAACCAACATAAATTACCAACAGGATTACCTTCCATGTCTGATTTAAATGACCAAGATCTTAAAAAAACATCTTGTAACATCCATTCTTTTTTACCACTGTCTGGATCTGCTACACATATATCATCCTGTGTGTATCCTATTACAACAACATAATGCCATAAATCATTAGCACTTCGTAACAAAACAATCGTAGGCTTATTGTTACTCACATGACATTTAAGCTCATCTATATTGCCTCTTAATATCCTGTTTTTCACATCGTAATGACGCAATCCCTTACTGACACCAGCAGGAAGAGAAAAACCAAATCTTTTACCAGCTAATGTCGCTTTAGATAAAACATAAGCCTCTAAATCAGAACAATTTACATTTTTTCCGTAATAACCAACAACCATTGAGGCACATGTTGGGCCACAAGTAATATCGTCAGGTTGCTTTTCAAATTTTAAAAAATCTTTCAATTGATGTGAATTAGGATACTCTTTTAAGCCACATCCAGATAGTAATAAACATAACACAAGATATAAGACTCGAATTAACATGATTCAATACCTCGTTACAAACCAAGAAGATGAGTTTTTCCCAAATAAAAAAATTATTGCGGGAATTACAATGCATGAAGAAAATCCAAACTATATATTCGCTACATACAAAGATATTCTTACCGCAAAGTTTATCCAACCAACATTAGAAAACATTGAAAATCCAAAATTTTGGGCAGTTGAGACATCAAACCTTGTTAAAAAAAATGTCCTTAGAGAATATCACTCAACATGCAAAGGAATCGAAGTAAAAGAATCAAACATTCCAACAGACGAACAATACTTTAACTTTGCTTCACTACTCTGTATGAATTATGTTAAAAACAAAGTTTTCAAAAATTGGATTTTAAAATATCTGAAAAATGAAGATCGCTCGAAAAGGACTGCTGATGCTATGTCGGAAAAAGTAAGACTTCAAAGCTATATGGATATTCCACATGAAGAAACATATCTAGCACCTACTCACGCTCTGATAAATTCTGTTGTAACTGGAAATTTTAAAACGAAATGCTCTCACTCAGCACACAAAATGATATTTGATTCTCCTCCAACATTAAATGTTCAAGCATTTGCACATGCTGCCATTACTATGAACACTGAAGAAATAACAAAACTCATAGAACAATTTGCATGAAAAAAAATATAGACTTTTATTTTGATGAAAATGGACTTATGGTTTTGACTGAATCATTTCTAAAAAAAAGAGGACACTGCTGCAAAAATGGATGCAAGCATTGTCCTTATGGATTTGAAAAAGAAAAAAAAGATATAACCAAATCACCTAAAAAATAATCTTTTTTTTTATTATTCAATTTCTGGATTAGGCATTCTTTTTCGATTATAAAATTTTCCCTTTTTATCTTTTTCATCATTTTGCTTGGATACTTTAGCTGCTAAACCACGAGCTTGGTGTCCAGCATCATCGGGAATATCTTTCCCAGTACGAAGATAATCGAATAGAGGATGAAAAACCTTATTTTTATATCTCCATAAATCTTTAGGCATTATTTGAAGCTCACATTGCATACCATCTATATTCAAATCAATATGATACGATCCACGCCAACCAGTTTTATCTTTTTCAATTTTACCTGTTTTTGGATTTTTAATATTTCCGACATCATCTTTAGCCTCATAACCAACAGCAGTTATGTTTTTAGGAAATAAAGGATCATGTTTAAACTTACTATTTAAAAAAGCTGTAATTTCTTTAGATTGTTCTTTGGTATCCGTTACAATTGTAGCACGAAGAATATCACCTATGCCTTCAACTCCTCTTCCTTTGTCTCTCATTTTTCTTTCAATTGAACTTTTCGACTTTATGTCCATAATAACTTCACCTTTATCGCCAACGAACCTTTTTTTTACCATATTAAGAATATCTTCAAATTTCATATATCTATCTTTTGCCATTTCTATGGCATGATCAGCATCTTTAGGAATCTCTTTAAAAACATCATGTATTTTGTATGGTAATTTTGGTAAAACTGCATCACTTATAACTTTTCTGTTCAACCATTCCATAAAAGATAATGTCGCCATTATAATCTCCATTTAAACATTTAATTTATATATTATGGTTATAAACATTTTTAATTTCATATATAATACATTAATCTTTTATAAGAGGTGTTATGTTTTACGAAGATCAAAAAAAAATCAGTGACGAAAATTGGCTCAATAGTCTAAAAAGACAAATGGGTCATAAAGAATATATCGATGTACCAGAAAAAAAATCAGGTAAAAAACCAATAATTGAAAATAAAAATAGACAAGATGAAGTAAAGAAAAAATCCATATACGATTGGTAAAAAGTCTAAGGCATAAGCCCCCCAATATTAAAAATTCATGCCTAACTGTAAAAATTGTGAAAATAATCTCTCCAATTTGCAAACAATTTTGACATTAAGATTATATCTTGAAATTTTATATGATCATTCAATACATAATATAACCTAAAGCAACACAATAAGGATTACAATGTACTATAAAGATCAAACTAAATTGTCGGAAAAAGAATGGATGGAAAGCGTCATGAGTCAAATGGGATTCAAGACAATAAATGAAGATCCAGCACCTTACCAAAACCAAGGATCTATAGAGCCACAAGAATATACTCCAAAAAAAATGAAGCCAAGATATGTTATGCCTAAAACAGATCCTATTGTAGCGTTATCAGAAAAATCTGCTTCTATTATGAAAATTTTAAATAAATCAAAAAATACTATGCCAACAGATATTTACGATTTGTCTTCTTTACTTTCTAATATTAAAGGCATGTTTGAATTAATTCCAACTCTTAAAATAGAAATAGAAAAAACGAAACAAGAAATAAACTCTTCTCAACAACAACAATCGAACAGCCAAATGTCTGGTATGTTTGATGCAAAGAAATAAAAACCTTCGATTTCGAAACCAACAATGAATGTAAAAACTTTGGATCAGAATGACGATCCTCATGATTCTGTGAAACCTTATGATACTACCGCTTGGCAAGACTGGGAGTAGAAAATTTTGGACATTAAATTACAAAACAATATGAAATTCAAGGAATTCTTTGAATATGACATATCGAATATGATCAAAGGCATAGCCAGAAAATTCAGCTATGGAACCTATTGTGGACCTAATAAAATAGGAGATATCGTTTCCAAGCCATGCAATATACATGACAACGGAGAAAAATTAAAACCACCCAAAGATAAACTTGATTCACTTTGCATGAAACATGATATAGATTATTGTAAGTGCGGAGATGATTGGACTGCTGGACTTATTGGTAACAAAGGATCTGAATGCAGCAGAGAAGCAGACAAGAACTTTATCGATAAGTTAAATGCAAATATGGAATCAATGGGCAGTAAAGAAAGATTTGTAGCTAACCTAATATTGAGCTACTTCAAAGTACATGGGAATCTACAAAAAATGATTTAAAAAAAACTTATTTATATTTTGCATATTCTTATTTAATAGTGACATGTTGTTTACCTTAAGTTTTTTTTTCTTTAATGTTGCCTGTGTTTTCAATATCAAAAGTAGGATTTGGCAAAAATCTAAACTGAAGACTACGAAAATGACGAAGTTTACCATCAACATTAGAAACTATAGCAAATACATCATTTGAAAACACACCTCCATCCCTAACATAAACAAGCATTCCATAACCTAAAGAAGTTTCTACAGGCATTGGATTTCTGAATTCGTAAATCATTTAATTCTCCCGAATTCACCATGGATTTTCTTTCGTGCTTTTATAGAGACTTTGATAGCATCTTCTAGTTTTTCATGAAGTCCAAAGTTACATAATTTTCCATTAAGTCTTATTCTGACTTCCCATTTACCGCTTGCTTTATGCCAAAAGATTCCTTTGTGACCAGAAGTGTTATTTTTTGGTACTTTGCTGTTGTGCATATTTTGAGAATGGGTAGATTCTCTAAGGTTATCAGGGTTATTGTTTAATGTATCGCCATCTTCATGATCAACTTCTTTATCTGGATCTAATTCATTTTGTTTAAGGAGCAATATAATGCGATGAACTATCAGGTCATATCTTTTGCCATTATAAGGAACTTTGATGACCCAATATTTTTTTCCAGTAAGAATTCCATTTTCTTTATAAGCCTTCAAAGTGCCAGCTATTTTGGATTTTCTTATCCAAGTTAGACCAGAAGGTGAAGTTGGATTTATTTTAAGGATAGATTGGATATAGGATAGAGGAATGCCTTTTATAGAATGTAGTTTCATTTTGTTTTTAGGTTCTGGATTTTTTGTTCTATCGTTTCCATTATCTCTTTGTAGAGAGGATAATCTTCATTTTTAATTTGTTGTAATATTAAAACTATATGAGGAGTAATTGCAAAGTTCTCAATTAAAGATTCAGAAGTTATCATTATTCATCTCTCCCAAATTTACCATGAAGTTTCTTTCTTGCTTCTATAGCCACCTTGATTGCATCTTCTAGATTGACATAAAGGCCAAAGTTATAGGATTTACCATTTGCTCTTATCGTAACTTTCCATTTGCCACTGCCTTTATGCCAATGAACGCCTTTATGACCAGAAGTATTATTTTTTCTTAGTTTGGAGTTTTGACCATTTTGTGAAATAGTACATTCTCTAAGGTTTTCAATTTTATTGTTTAATGAATTGTTATCTTCATGATCAATACATTTACCTTTTGTAAGATAACCATGGTGTAAAAAAAAAATAATTCTACTGCATCTTAACTTATATTCTTTTCCAAGATACATAATACCAGCAATCCATGTTTGATATCCACTTTTGGCATTTGTCTTTTTATGTCCAGCATGGTTGTTATTAAATAAAAATCTTTTATCTTTTCTAGGAAGCCAAGTAAGTCCAGAAGGTGAATCTGGATCTATCTTAAGGATAGATTGAAGATACTTTAAAGGTATGCTTTGTATGGAATGGAGTTTCATTTATCTCTCCCAAATTCACCATGAAGTTTCTTTCTATTTTCTACAGCAACTTTGATTGCATCTTCTAGTTTTTCATAAATGCCAAAATAATATCTTTTTTTGTTTATTGATATTCTTACCATCCATTTTTTACAACTTTTATTCCAAACAACATCTGCGTGACCAGAATTATTTTTCTTTGATAATCCCTTGTTTTGTTGATTTTCCCAAGAAAACAATTCTCTTAGATTACTAGGATTATTGTTAAGCGAATTGCGATCTATATGATCTATTTCTTTTCCTTCGGTCAAATAACCATTATGTAAAAAAAATACGACTCTGCTCGATATAAAATAATACAATTTTTTGTTGTATATAATTGCTAATCTAAAGCATTTATATCCATCTTTTTTTGAAATTTGCTTCCACCCAGCCATTTTATTTGCAAATCTGCCATTCCATTTAGTATCTTTTCTAAGAAGCCAAGTTAAACCAGAAGGACTTTTAGAATCTATTTTGACAATAGATTGAATATATTTTAAAGGTATACCTTTTATGGATTTTAGTTTTTTCATTATTTTATCAATTTTAAAATCGCATTGAGCAGCAATAACAAATTGCCTATTCGGAATCCCCACCTTATGGTAATTCCTCATCCCAATGCGATAAGTGAAAATAACAAACTTGAAATTTATTGTCAACACATCTTGCACAACAAAAAAAAATATGTTTCACTAACACCAGAAAGGAATTTTAAAATGATATACCTGTACTCTGGCTTTAGCTTGCTAATTGGACTTTACTCCCTACCACTCATGATTGATGTCATAAAATCAAAACATGAAACATCACACCTAAGCACAATAAAGAAATTTCTCTACTTCTTATCGTGCTTCCTTTTCTTGACATTCCCATTCGTAAACTTCGCAGCTTTCCTAGAAGGAGTATTACTACAATCATCATACTCGTCTTATGTCTCAGGAATCTATGGGATAATCTTTATATGCTTTTCTTTCATCGATCTTGAAAAATAAAATATGCCAATAACTCTCGGAACTCTTTCTACCATAAATCAAGACTGTATTGTATATTTTCCAAACGCACAAATAACTGTTGGAAACTATTCTGGAATAGCACGAAGAGTTACCTTTCTTTGCGGTGGGCCTATTGACCATGCATCTATACACCACCCAACTGTAAGTAACTTTCGATTCAAATCACATTACCCAAATTCCAACTACCCAATAGGAAGAGATAAAGGCCCAATCGAAATAGGATCTGATTGTTGGATAGGTACAGAATCAATGATATTTGGAGGTACTAATATTGGACATGGATCTATTGTAGGTGCCAGATCAGTTGTAACCAAAGATGTTCCTCCTTTCGCCATCGTAGCTGGAAATCCCGCTAAAATTATCAGATATAGATTCGAAAAACCAATAATAGATCAATTAATGCAAATACAATGGTGGGATTGGCCTAAAGAAAAAGTTGAACAAAATATAAATCTACTTGCAGACATAGACCTTTTTTTGAAAAAATATTCTCAATAAAAATACACTTTAGTTGATGATAAATTTTTTTACAATAATAATACATAAAATATGGATACTTTCGAAAACGCATCACCACCACAAGAACAATCTGAAAAAGTTTTAGCTAAATGCTGGAACTGTGAGAAAAATATACTATGTACAGAATATATTGTTTGTTGCACTGGAACAATGCTTCATTATTGCGATGTGTGCCTAAATGAAATGATAAAGGTATAATATGAACTTTAAAAAATGGCTAATAAAAGAAGAAACTAATTTAGAAAATCCAGATATATGGCATGCAAAATTTCAATCAGGAATCGTCCAACACTTCCTTGGTTTCCTTCATGATAACCATATAAACGCCATTAATCCAAATGACATGAAGTTCATCTTAGATGTCATTACTGATAACCCAAAACTCTATCCTCCATCAACTGTAGGCTCAGGCGAATTCAATAAGGAAACCGCTGCGAGGGATAGCGAAAATATTAAGGCTTTTAACAAAACTAAAGAAAAAATTGCCGAAATAATCTTCAATGCCTACAAAAGTATGACTCTAGAACAACAAAATCAATACAAGGAACTATTTGAAAATAAATCAAAATCGAATTCATTAAAATCTGCACAAGAAGAAAAAGAAAAAGAAAAAAACCATACACTTACAATGAAAGAATTGGTCAACATGAGCGACCAAGACTTTGAAGAATTCAAAAAATTAGACCCTAATAAAAAAATGATCATGATGAAAAAAACATGGCAAAAAAATGCTAACAGAGAAGAATGGAACAACTTAAAAATAGTTCATTGGGCTAGAACAAGTAATGCAATTGATATTATAACTGGAAAACTTAAACAAAAAGAATTAAGTGCAACCTATTATCCTCCAAATCAAGATATGTCAAAGATAGGCGGAAACTATTATTCTTTTATTGGTGGATTTGTAGCATTTGAACTAAAAGGAAATGTAACTTCTGGATTTTCCATGGATGGAGCAACAGATAATTTTCATGATCCACAAACTAATTCTAGAGTATTTGATATAGTAAAGTCAAAATCAATGGAAAAAATGGGAGGTAGAGGTTGGACTTTAAAACCTGTGTTCCTAAATGATGGTCATAATGAACTTATCATTCAAGATTATAAAATTATAAAGTTGTTAATATATGATTCTAATTTTCATAAGAACATGACAAAACAAGAAGAGCCAGAAGAAGAAAGAAAATCATATGAATATTTAGAAAAATTAGCTAATGAACAAGGAATACCAGTCGAACATATTAAAACTTCTTAAAATTAAATTCTAACCTATAAATACCTCTATGAAATTTAAAAATTGGCTACTACTGAACGAAGAAGAAACAAAGAATATTGTTCAAGGACCAATATTGCTTTATCATGCAACCTCAACAGGAGAAGATAATAAAACATTAAATTCTTTTAAAAATGAAGGTGCTAAACCTATGATGGGTGGAGGATATGGACAAGGTCGTGGACTCTATATGATGTCATTGAAAGGCGGTCCTTACAGTCATGCTAAAAAACTCGCAGCAGATAAGGTTATTGCAAATGTTAAACATGCAGGTCTTCCTATGGTCGTTTCTATTGAATTCCCATTCATAGATACTAAAGAATGGGATTTAGATCAAGAAATACATGGTGGTGAGATAATTGAATTTATTCGAAAAATTATAATGTACCAAGGCAGTAAAGGTCTTGCTCCAAAGAATACCATTAAAGTTAATACAAGTCTAGCTAATGCACCAAAAGATCAGAGTGTGTTGGCTAAAGATACTCCAGATACTGATAGTCGTTATTATCCAACTGCTATAGGCACAAGGAATAAAGATGTTAATATCAAATGGAATCCCGGAGTCAAAAGTATGCAGTTTTTAGATAAAGATTCACGAACTATTGATGGAATTGTAAATCAATATGATGACAAAAAAGGCTATGAAGGTGAAGACGGACATAATGCTGGTAGTGGTGGAATTCTTTCGCCACTGTATCTTAAATACCAAATGGAAAATCCAGAATTTCATCATGCTCAAGAAGCAAAATTTATCCGAAATAGACTTAAAAGTAATAAAAAAGAACTTGCTATCAAATATGTAGGCAATCAAACTTTCCCAGTCAAATCAATCGAAGTATTCAAAGATGGTCAATGGACTACTGTTTAAAAAATGAAATTTAAAAATTGGCTACTACTGAACGAAGAAGAAACAAAAAATATTGTTCAAGGACCAATATTGCTCTATCATGGAACTTCAACAGGAGAAAATAATCAAACATTAAATTCTTTTAGAAATGAAGGTGCCAAACCTATTGGCGGAGGACATGGACAAGGTCGTGGACTCTATGTGATGTCACATAAAGATGGTGCGACAACACATGCAATAAAAGTTACGAATAAAGAAATTGATTCAAATGTTGAACATGCAGGTCTTCCTATGATTGTATCTATTGAATTCCCATCCATAGATACTAAAGAATGGGATTTAGATCAAGAAAAACATGGTGGCGAAATAATAGCCTTTATTCAAAAGTTTATAAGACTAAATAACATACAACAAATTCAAAAAGGTATTCCTAAAACAGATACCGCTGCATTTAATACAAATCTAAGTCCAGAAGATAATGCTTATTTAGATAAAGATACTTCTGCTGATTCTTATGACTCATCTCATGGAATGAGAAATAAAAATTTAGTTTTTAAGAATAAACGGGGTGGTCAATCTATGCAGATTTTTAATAGAGGAAAAGTTGAACCTATTGCACCTGCAACTGGAAATTTACCTGCAACTGGGCCTTTTAAAATTATGGCTGGTCCTAATGATTATGAAAGTTGGTCAAATGTCGATGCTGGTGCAATTCTTTCTCCAGCTTATCTTAGCCATCAAACACAAAATCCAGAATTTCATCATGCTCAAGAAGCAAAGTTTATTCAAAATAAAATTAAAAATAAAAAAGATCTATACATCAAATATGTAGGCAATCAAACTTTCCCAGTCAAATCAATCGAAGTATTCAAAGATGGTCAATGGACTACTGTTTAAAAAATGAAATTAAAATATTCTTATTTACAAAATTGCGATGTGTGCCTAAATAAAATAATAAAGGTATAATATGAAATTTAAAAATTGGCTATTAAAAGAAAATTTTGAAAACTTTCCTGAAGGGCCAAGAAAAAAATACGCAATACAAGCTAGTCTTATTTCAAAGTATGATAAAAACATATTGCTAAAAGATGATAGTGATGAAGTTGTGGGAATAGCTTCTGTTTGGAAAGAACCAGATACAGCAAATAGTGAAGGTATTCCTGAAGGAAATTACATTAAAATAAGAAACATGTCTGTTAAAGAAAAAGGTTTAGGCAAAAAACTATTTCAAATGATTAAAGATTATGCCAAATCTCACAATGCAGGAATTTATTTAAATAGTACTGAAGGAGCATATGATTTTTACGAAAACCAAGGAATGCATAGGGCAACTGGAGCTAATTATTATTTAACTGCCGATGAAATATAACTTTCCCAGTCAAATCAATCGAAGTATTCAAAGATGGTCAATGGACTACTGTTTAAAAAATGAAATTAAAATATTCCTATTTACAAATTCAATAATTGAAATTATCATGTGAAAATTGAAATTATTATTTGAAAAAATAAAAGGAATATCATGTCAATACTACATGGATGTTGTATCGAAATACTCAAAACATTAGAAGAAAAGTCTATCCACTCTTGCGTAACTAGCCCACCTTACTTCGGTCTCAGAGATTATGGAGTAAAAGGACAGATTGGACTCGAAACAAATCCAGAAGAATATGTAAGCAAAATCTTAGAAGTATTCTCCGAAGTCAAAAGAGTTCTTCGTGATGATGGTACGGTCTGGTTGAACTTGGGGGATAGTTATGCACATAATGTTAAAGAACATAACACAAAAAGTAACAAGCAATCATCAAATCGTGGAACAAAAGAATTTTTGACTCCACATCGTAATTTTGAAGGCTTAGGAATAAAAACAAAAGACCTAATTGGAATTCCTTGGATGGTTGCCTTTGCACTTCGTTCAGATGGATGGTATCTGCGTCAAGATATCATATGGCAAAAACTTAATCCAATGCCAGAAAGCGTGACAGATCGTTGCACCAAATCGCACGAATATATTTTCCTTATCTCCAAATCTCCTAAATACTACTTCGATCACGAAGCCATCAGAGAAAAAGGCGTTATGTCAAAAGGTGATTCTGCTGGAAGTAAACAAAAAGATACCAGAATAACACATGGACTAGGTGGCGGTAACTCAGGATTAAATGCAGCTAAACAAAAACTTGCTGCCGAACTAGAAGAAAAGGGATATAACACTCGCAACAAAAGATCTGTATGGATTGTTAACACCAAACCTTTTAAAGAAGCTCATTTTGCTACATTCCCTATAGATCTCATAGAACCTTGTATTCTTGCAGGTTGTCCAGAAAATGGTACTGTACTCGATCCATTCTTCGGTGCTGGTACTACTGGCATCGTTTGTATTAAAAATAAAAGGAATTATCTTGGCATTGAACTAAATCCAGAATATGTTAAAATCGCCCAAGATAGAATAAACAAATATAATGAAAATCTAAATGGAGTTAAAAATGTCATCCGATTTTGAACCGCTTGATGCCCAAAAAATAGAAGAATTGAAAAGTTTACTCGAAAAATATGATTGTAAAGATGAACTTGAAGATATAGAAGACTTGGAAGAATGGGAACAAATAGAACAATTGAAAGAACTACTTGAAGAATATGCATGTCAAAAAGAAGATGAACTGATAGAAAAATTAAAAAAATTGCTTGAAGAATATGATTGTAAAGATGAAATTGAAGATATAGAAGAGTTGGAAAAATGGGAACAAATAGAAGAATTGAAAGAAATGCTGAGAGAATGTGTAATTATAAAAAATATGGACATAAAAATAAAAAAATTAAGATGTTTAGTCACAGAATATAAACATCACCACTCACTTCCTACTTTACCAAAAAACCCTCATGGCTCCTTGTTCGGTATAGGGTTTATTTATGATGAAGATATGGATGAAAGAGTTTTAATGGCAATAGAACTATTGAAAGACAATAAAAAAATCGTGGCAGTTTATGAGCATAAAGGTATTATAACAATTTACAGTAAAGATCCTTGCGAAACAAAAAAAATAGAAGTGTGTGGTGATATTTGGCCTGTTTATAATTTTATACATGATAATGGAGAATGGATTAAAGTAGAAAGAAATTATGGTAAATCAAATCTATAACGAAGATTGCCTCGTTACTATGACTAGAATGCCAGATCAATTCGTTGATTTAACAGTCACTTCGCCACCATATGATGAAATGCGTAACTATAAAGGATATAAATTTGAATTTTGTAAAACAGCCAAAGAATTATATCGCATTACAAAAAAAGGTGGAGTATTAGTCTGGATAGTCGCAGACTCAACCTCAAATGGCAATGAAAGCGGATCTTCTTTCCAACAAGCACTAATCTTTAAAGAATTAGGATTCAATCTACATGATACTATGATCTGGCATAAACCAAATTGCTTTAACTTCGGATCTAATCTAGCATATAGAAGCTCATTCGAATATATGTTTGTCTTTTCTAAAAATAAAATCAAAACTGTAAACCTGCTTAAAGATGTAGAAACTAAAACTGAAGGACTTATTGTCAAAGGTGCTAGAAAACACTCCAATGGCAATAGAGATAAAGTTCCAGATTTCAAAGTAGGCAAATATAAAAAAAGAGATAATGTGTGGAATGTGCCTGTCGCTAAAAAAAACTATGGACACCCTGCCATCTTTCCAGAACAAATCGCCAATGACCACATTATTAGCTGGAGCAATGAAGGGGATTTAGTCTATGACCCTTTCGTTGGAAGTGGAACTACTGCTAAAATGGCCAACCTAAACAAACGGAACTTTATAGGTAGCGAAATCTCAAAGGATTACTGCGATATCGCAGAAAAAAGAATTGGGGATATTGTAAATGATAAATAAAATACATAATGAAAGTTGCCTCCTTACTATGGCTAAAATGCCAGATGATTTTATCGATTTAACTGTAACGAGTCCTCCTTATGATAATCTTAGAACATATGATGGAAACATCGCACAATGGGGAGAGCATATTTGGAAAGCAGTAATTCAAGATTTATTTAGAATTACAAAACAAGGCGGTGTTGTAGTTTGGGTAGTAGGAGATGCTACCATCAAGGGTGATGAGACAGGAACTTCATTTAAGCAAGCTCTTTACTTTAAAGAGATTGGATTTAATTTGCACGATACGATGATATATGAAAAAAACGGACAAGGTGCTGTTGGTAGTAATTATTGTTATTGGCAGAATTTTGAATATATGTTTGTATTTAGTAAGGGTAAATTAAAAACATTTAATCCAATAATTGATAGAGAAAATAAAATAAAAGAAGGCATTATGTCTTCTAATAGAAGAAGGGCTGATGGTTCAAAAGATAAAACTATTTGTCTCGCAAAACCATTTGGTAAGAGATTTAATATTTGGAAAATTACCAATTTAACAAAGACCACAAATCATCCAGCACCATTTCCAGAAAAACTAGCCCATGACCATATCATGTCTTGGAGCAATGAAGGCGATTTAGTCTATGACCCTTTCATTGGAAGTGGAACTACAGCTAAAATGGCCAACTTAAACAAACGGAACTTTATAGGTAGCGAAATATCAAAAGATTACTGCGATATTGCAGAAAAAAGAATTGGGGATGTCATAAGTGATAAATTAAATTCACAAAAGGATTTTGTAAATGAGAGCCAAAACAATATTGATGGGTAAAGATAATGAAGTCATTCCAATTCTATTAGATATTCATTGCAATACAACAGAACCTAAGATTCTTGATTGCACATATAATAATGGAAAAATGTGGAAGGATTCACCATTCAAACCACATCGTATGGATATAAACCCACAACTTGAATTGGATACTGTTGGCGATTTTACTAAGATGCCATTTGGTGATAAAGAATTTGATGTAATTGTATTCGATCCACCTCACCTTCCAACTAATGCAGCTTCAATAAATAGTTCTAAAATTTGGGAATCAAGTTATGGTATAACAGCAGATGAAGGAGTGGGTCGAGATGGCGATAATGTAACAGGAATGTTCGAACCATTTTTATTGGAAGCAAAACGAGTTCTTAAAGAAGATGGAATTGTCTTAGCCAAAATTGCTGACTTAATTCATAATCATCGCTATCAATGGCAACAAGTAGAATTCGTCAATAGTGTGCGAAAACTAAAAATGACAGCATGTGACATGATGATAAAATGTGATCCAAATGCTGGTAATCTACAATCGAGTAAATGGCAAAATGTTAGACATTTAAGAAAAGCTCATTGCTATTGGATTGTTGTAAGAAATTCATTAAGGTGTGAATGTAAGAAAAAATCTTAATTTTATAAGATGTAAATTTGAAAACCCTATAACAACTATTGCATTTTTTAAAAATTACTATACTATTGTCATAGCCATAAACACAAGGAGATAAATATGTTCTTAGCAAAGCAATGTTCAGATGTCGAAACAGCAATCAACGAAATTTCAAAACATATTAAAGAAAATTATAATGACTTGTTTTTAAATGTTATACTTACAAACAAATCCAACAACCAAACATCAAGAAAATTTAAATCTTCTGCTACTGACCCATTTCTCTCTGAATCTCTTGAGAAAAATATAAAAGAACTTGATCAAATCCAAGGTGTATTGAAATTTAGTCAAAATTATAAAAAATTAGCATGGTTTTCTTTTATGGAAGGTCTTGATGGCAAACATCATCATCGCCAAAATACTAACTCTGATTTATCTCATGATTTTGTAGACACTGAGAACTTTGAATATAATGGAGAAGATGATTATGATTACAAAACAGATCCTGATTATTACTATGATGTTAATGATCCTCTTTGCAGGAGACCTAAATATTTTGGGAATTCTAAACATGTGGCAGTATCCAAAATTAATTCGAAAGAAGGTATAACTTTACTTTTAAATCAAAACAAAAACCCAAAAATTGGCGAATATATCATCTTTGCATTCAAATCAGAAGTGTATAATAATACGAAAGAATATATCAACGAGGTCTTCTCTAGGTTTGATAATAAAAATAAATTTTATTCCAATCCCCCACTCTTTCCAGCAATGTTTATCAAACGAACCAGAAATGTTTGAAAACCCATGCCATGAAACGAAAAATATGTCGGGCGATTTTTTTTGCCGAACTATTTTCAGAAATTGTAAGCCTATTGCGGACAATTTGGAATTTACCTATTCCTAGTTTTGAAAAAAGTTTAAAGACACACAAAAATAAAGAGTAATAGGGGGGTGGGGGGTATCTATTAAAGATATTTTTTGTAGACTTTTTCCTAATTAATTTTTGTATTATTTTCTTTGTAAAAATATATTTATACTATCTTTATCTTTGATTACTCGCAAAAAAAGGCCGAGATATTTTTTATCTCGACCACAGTTGATTAGGATCGATAACTACTATCTCCTGTCACTTTGTCTAACAGATCGAAAGCATCCTTGTAATGGACTTCCTTTTTAACTGGTGCTTCAAAGCCAGAGGGACCCCACCACGCATCGGTAGACGCAATCTGTTGAAGACACTCCTTCTTCGTCTTCGCTACGATGTTGTAGCAAGCGTTGTCTTCGTTCTGCACCGCAACCCAATACACTAACTTAGCCATAGCCTAGTCTCCTTGAGTAAGCGAACCGAACAACCCACACATATAAGGTAAAAAGGTTTGGCCAAAACTCAACCGGATCTTTTTCCCTTACATATATTGTTCGTCAGTACTCAAGATTTATTTCAAAGAAAGTGAAAAAATATTTTGACTTTGTGTACTACCGTTTGATGTGGGCATATAAAAAAAGCTATCGGGATTTTCCGATAGCCTTAAAGAGATTAGAGACCAGATGGATCGTCATTGACAAACAATGGGGCATCCAACCTTTCGCCATACCGATCACGACCCATTGCTCGCATCTCCGAAACATAGTCTGGATCGTAGACCTTACGAGCTTGTTGGCCCTGCACAGCGAAGGTGCGTGTGACCCTAGCGGATGCGAGCAGTTCGCCCAATACGACCCTGCTGCTGGCCTTTTTGAATCGTGTGACCACGACTTCGTCACCGCTGTTTAGATGCCCTTCAGCACCCGAAAGCTTAACGACCCATTCGCCATCCAAGTTAGTCCAAGTTGCCATGGTCAAATCTCCTTTGGTTTGGTTTCCGTTACAACTATAAGGTAAAAAGGTTTGGCCAAAACTCAACAGGCATTAAACGGTAGTACACAAACACGAACACCAAAAAAAAGGACTGTCGGTTTTCTCGACAGTCCTAATTGATTACCACCTAATCATCATTTGATCCGAAGTATTCGTCATTGTCGCAACTCTGGTAGTCTTCATCATCATCGTCATTACCCCTTTCCAGATCCCCTTGTTCTTGAACCAACTCATCCATCTCTTCAGCCCACAGTTCAAATTTTGGTGACCAAGAATCTGGTGCTTTGTCGTAGTGAGCTTTGATCTTTGCTTCGATGGCGATCTTAGCAGCTTCAATATTA